ATGGCAAGAGTAAGAAAAGTAGAGCTTACATCAGAAGAAATTAAGGCACAAATTACATCTATAGAAGAACAAATTACTAAGCTTACAGAAGATATCAAAGGCTTGAGAGTGCAGAAAAAGAATCTTTCTAAAGATCTTGTTGCAGCAGAGAAGAAAGAAGCAGCCGTAAAAGAAGAACAATCTATGAAAGATCTTGCCAAATTACTTCGAGAAAAAGGACTTTCTGTAGAAGACGTTCGGAATATGCTTGATAAAGAATCAAAGTAAAAAAATGGGTAGCCAAGTATAATGCTTGACTACCCATAAATTATAGTACATTGTCTTTTGTATATCTGACTTCCAGAGATTCAATATCTGGAAGTAATTTCTCATGATAAATATCATTTCCACCAGCCTTTTCATAAAGCTTTCCCATCTCTAGGAATGTCTTTAATCCATCCGGTGTGATGTACCCTTGTGCCATAAAGTCTCTATGCATTCTCCAGAGAGAACTTCTAAATGATGCTACAGTACACTCATCTTGATTAGTTATAAAGTTCTGCATCAAAGTTGTAAGATCAGTAAGCTGTGTGCTCAGAGTATTTTGATTTGTTCTCAGATCATCTCTGATATTAATGGACTGGTCATGATAATTATGTTGAGACTGCTCAAAATCAGCAATTTTCTGTTCCATATCAGACAACTTCTTCTCTAAAGCTTTCTTCTGTAGAGATGCTTTTGTTTCGAGACCAAGAACATCAAGAAGTTTCTCCCATCCAGCTTTTAAAGCTATAACAAGCATTGCACAAAGAAGTAAAGATATGATCACATTGATCTCACCAAACTCATGGATTTTCTGTATCTGTTCAATACCCATGACGTACCTCCTTATGCCTTAATGATATATTTGGCTGATACATAGCCAACATATTCTTTTTTAGTGATTGATACTTTGTACCATCTGTCACCTTTAGTATCTTTTGTAACTCCGAGGACATTAATAAGATTGTCTTTATTTAACATCGGATACTCTGGAAGTAACGGATGTTCAGTACCGGGTTTTTTGCGAACATTCAATTTACTTGCAGTTACTTTTCCTACAAATGGATATTTTTTTGTAGTTGTTGCAGCAGGAGTATTAGGATTTTTAATGTTAGATTTTTCTACATACCCTATATATTTTGCAGCGATACGAACCTGATATCTTGTACCAGATTCACCGATGATATCCACAAGATTACCTGCATTAAGTTTAGGATATGTACTTAACTTAGAAGCTCCTGTAGCGCCTGAGAATACATCTGTTCCATTAGCTGTACAAGAACCTACCCATGCAGTATAAGATGGCTGTACAGGTGCAGGAGATGATGTAGAAGAGGTGTTAGAAGTTAAGATGGATGTGACAATAGAATAGTCTGGACGACAAAACTTTGTCCCAGGGAGATTTGAATTATAATAACTCTTAGCATAAACTCCACCACCATTTGGAACAATAGAAGAGCCTCCTGAAGTGTTACCTTCAATAGTATAAAATTTATCTCCTTCGACTTTTGTTACTAATCCAGTATGAGCGAATGTACCATTACGATAGAAGATTACAATGTCTCCTCGCTGTGGATTTGCATACTTTGTGAAGAGATTTCCAAGAGTAGGACAGTATACATAAGGCCAATGTTTAAGGAGTTTTTTAGCTACATCAAGACCGAATGTTTTCATCATACACCAGCTCACAAATGCAGCGCACCAAGCCTGTGCCTGATACTGAGGATATACGTCTCTCCAGTATTTAGTGTAGTTATTGTAACCTGCATTTGCAGTTTTATCATCAAGCTGAGAATTAGATTTCTTCTCTAAATATCCAACCTCATTTTCAGCGCAAGCAATAAGAGCATCAATAGCCTTTTCTTTGTTCATAGCATCACTTCCTTGTGTAGTTGTTGGTTTGAGAGAGTTTGTAGAAGTAGTAGAAGATTTAGAATAGTCTTTATAGAATACACTTCGATCGGTTTTTGTTGGAATACCAGGAATGGTTGCCTTACTAGAGTATTGCCATCCAATAACACCAGTAGAAGCAGGAACTCTTAATCTTTCCTGTAATTCACCGGTATCATTATTAGGATATCGAGCAACCCAACAATCATACTTTTTAGCACCTTCTGGTAACTGGTTCTGATACCAAGAATAACCACAATAAATACCAAATTTATATCCAGCTTTGACAATAATAGCTCTAAACGCTTTGATCATTTTCATCATTAAATTGTCAGATAAATTCTCCTGACATTTATCCTCTATATCAAGAAACACTGGATAATCCAGTTTTCTTTTATTCAATGTTTTAATAACTACATTTGCTTCATTTTTAATCTGAGCAATAGTAGTAGCATAGCTGTATTTATAGACTCCAACAGGAATTTTATTCTCAATACAGCCTTTATAATTAGGTTCGAATGTGCTATCAATAATATTTCCTTTTTCTGTGATTCTTAGGATAGCGAAGCCCATTCCATAACTAGCAACAGTTTTCCAGTCAATGCTTCCATTCCATCTGGAAACATCAATTCCTTTAATTTCTGCCATAATATCAAGCCTCCTTTTAGTCAATAAAAAAGAGAGGCTTTTAATCCTCTCTTTCAAGTTCTTTCAACATATTAAGTTCTGATTCAGAAATAATCTCAAGCGCCCATTCATCTGGCACATAGTTTTTCATTCGCTTACTCATATTATTTTTTCTATAATATTTATTCCAGAAATACAGATTCCCAAGAGCACGAGCTTTATGCATAACACATATATAAGTAGCTTTTGAGTCAGGAGTACCATTCACTTGATAATCATAACCAGAACAATTAGAACATCCTGCAGCTATAGGACAATAGAAACATTCATCTGTACTCTGTGTCCTTCTATCTATTTTTGCCATACAATTAATTCTGCATTTATAACATTCTGTGCATCCTATACCATTATCTACATCACCAATAGAGTACGGTTCTTGCTCTCCATTAAGAGAAGATTCCATATATCTGATACATGGAAATATGCGACCTTGAGGATCACAAGCAATCATTGAATTACCAACGCCTCCACACCAACTTTGTAAATCATCAGGATCTTTAGGCTGAAAGAAGTCTTCATTATAAAGGGAACAGAAGAAATCACGTTCAAAATCAAAATTCTGTTCCAAGAAATAATCAGATATGCGTTTCATTTGATCGTAAAGAACAGTTGCATGTACAGGTGTCCAACCCTTTTCATATACACAGTTAGCATTAATTTCATCATACCCAAGATCAACCATATGCTTAATAGCATCATATAAGAAGCTGATATTACCTGGAGCAATTGTAATCTTGCTTCCCATATGATTCCCACGTTTCATCCAATCTGACGCAGCATCGACAGCTATGTCATAACTTGGACCACCATCTGGAAAAACTCGGCAGGAATCATGTAATTCTTTATTCCCATCAATAGTCACTGAGAAAGATAATCTATTGGCCCACTTACGAAGAAATGCTTGTACTTTTTCGTCCCTGTATAAAACACCATTTGAACAAATAGAGAACATAGTTTTCATGGCCCAAGGATGATCCAACTCTATGAGTTTATCCATAATATAAGTACAGATTTGATCTATAAGCTCTATCTCAAGAAAGGGTTCTCCTCCAATGAAATCTACAACCAATCCAGGAGATTTCTCTGGATTGATATAAGATTTAAAACCTTTTTCACCTGATACAACTAAATCAAAGAATTTCTTAGCTGTTTCAAACGACATTCGATTTTTTCCTTTGTGTCCTTGGTAACAATATAGACATGCAAGGTTACAATCATCAGTTACTTGAAAAGTGATACTCTGTGTTAATATTCTTTGTCCGTCATCAGTTTTTACCTTCTTAGATGGATAAAGTCTAGCTATCTGATCCGAATATTGTTCTGTCCTTTTCATGCTATCCCCTCTAATTCTGGAATCTCACAATTACATTTAATAGTAATAGTCATTTCATCAGAATTATTTGGAATAATCCAACTATACTGATGACCTTCGAGGCATTCTGGGATATATTCCTTTTCCATCTCATTTGCAAGAGCAGCATACTTTCTCTGTAATTCTGCACCACGTTTATTGTAAGACATAAGAGTATCTCCATTGATGAGTTCTAAATCGCTTGGATGTGATTCAATAACTCTCTGTACAATGTCTTTTACGAAGTTTAATTCAAAATTAACTCTTTCAAGCTCTGTAGCTTTTTCTTTATCAACCTTTACGATTATTTTTCTCATATCCTTATATTCCTTTCATTCTTAATTATTTATCAGAAGCTGTTTCCGTTTTTTCTTTAGTTTCTTCTTTAGTTTTTTCTGTTGTTGTTTCAGTGGTCTCAGTAGGAGCTATGGTTTTATCTGTAGCTAATGAGATATTAATAACACTTCTTTCATTGGAGATTTCTTCTGAAATACTCTCAATTTTCATTCCAGTATAATCTTTCTGGGTATTTCCATAAATAATTCTAAAACCAGTTCTATTCTCGTCAGTGATCATATCTCTGATTGTATTCAAGGATTTATCAGAGTTGAAGATAGAAATAGTAGCCACGATATTTCTATTCATATCATTTCCCAACCCATCTTTATATCCTTCATATGAATATGTATCGTTAGCACGAGTAATAGTTAGTTCTTGTCCATCTTTTAAAATAAGTTTCATAACAATTCCTCCTGTAATTTAAACATGGACCAAAGCATTACACTTTGATCCATGATCCGTTTTGTTTTACAAATATTTTTCCTGATTTACGGGTGATTCGACAGAAACCATTTCCGGTATGCCCTGTTTCATTTGTTCCATCAGGTGATTTAAATGATTGATTTCCTGCTATAGTTTGCGCATTGGTAAGGTAGTAAGAAGAATTTACATAATTACCACTTGGATAATTAGCAGCAGTAGCTGAAGTGTAAACATATCCTGAACCTCCGCCATTATAGCCTTGGTAGTTAGTGCTGTCGCTATAATCAGAACATGCACCACCGCCATACCATCCACCACCGCCACCGCCGGAACCATAATTATAATTAGTTCCAGAAGTTGTTGCAGAACCACCTTGACCAAATGAACCATTTGTACCTGCAGCAGTTTGTGTAGCTCCGTATCCAGAAGCAGAAGAACCACCAGTAGTTCCACCGCCATATTTTGTTGTAAGCGAATTTTCTGATGATGAACCTCCGCCGCCACCAGCGACAATAACTCTAGCATAAAGATCATTTTTTCCTATACGAACATCGGTTGCACCGCCGCCACCTTGTCCATAACTACTATAATTATAAGTTCTTGAACAACCTTTTCCTCCTCCGTTAAATCCACCAGGTGTTTCACCTGTTGAAGTTGTAGCTTCTGGTTGTCCACCAACATAAATATATAAATCCGTAGAATTTTTAGTTAGAGTTATGGTTCCGACAGAATATCCTCCAGCACCACCATAATAACTACTATATGAACCGCCTTGAGCGCCCCAGCATTCTATAATATATTTTCCTCTTGGAAGTGATATAGCTTGAGCTGTTCCTGTATAAGCAAAATCCATTACAGCATTAGCGCCAGCATCATAAATTTTATTGTTCATCTTCATAAATACTGGAGCTGCTTTTTTAATTTCATTGTTCATTTTACAATGTAGAGTTTTCTTTTTGACATAACAGGTAATCCTACAATAGCCATTATCAGAATGACCTGTTTCTGTAGAGCCAGAAGGAGATTTAAAAGATTCATTGCCAGATAAATTAGAAGCATCAGAAAGATAATAAGATGAATTTAGAAGACAGCCTTGAGGATAGTTAGAAGCAGAAGAGGAAGTATAAACGTAACCAGAACCACCTCCGCCACCGCCATCATCATCTCCAGAACCATCAGGGTAAGTACCTTGTCCACCATACCATCCTCCGCCACCGGCTCCACCATAACCTGAAGCGTAATAACATCCAAAACCACCGAAACCAAAACCAGCAGCACAATTAGAAGAAGAGTTTGTGGTGCCTTGTGAATTAATAGCACTTAAAGATGAATATGAAGCAGTTTGAGATCCACCATATCCATATGAACCACATCCAAAATTTCCCCTAGTACCAGATACACCACCTGCATACCCACCACTACAATTAGGACTACCATCAGAACCACCGCCACCTGCAACGATAACACGGGCATATAAAGAAGCACTTCCAATACGAATATCAGTAGCGCCACCACCACCTTTATAATTGTATCTATATCCACCACCATTGAAACCTCCGGGATAGATTGAATTTGATGCTGATGTAACAGAATTTCCAGATCCACCAACATATATGTATATAGTAGTTTTTTGAGTCAATGTTAAAGTTCCTGTAGAATAGCCACCTTTTCCACCATAACTAGAATTAGAACGATAACCTCCCTGTGCTCCCCAACATTCAAGAACATATTTTCCGGGTTCGAGGGTTACAGATTGAGCTTTACCTGTATAAGCAAAATTCAATACACTCTTTTCCGAGTTTCCACCGTACACAGAAGATACAGAACAAATAGCAGTACAATTGTTATCACATGAAGCTTCACAAGAAAAGCCGCATGAGTTATCACAAGAACCACCACATCCACCTGTACAGGTTCCTTTACATCCGCCAGTGCAGTCATTGGCGCAAGTGGTGGTGCAAGTAGTATTACAAGTGCCAGAACAACCACCAGAACAGGTAGAATCACAACCATAACAACCAGTATAACAACCGGAATCACAATTTCCTGAGCAATTACTTGAGCAAGATCCACCACAACTGGTGCAATCGTTGGCACAAGAAGCAGTGCAAGTATGCTCGCAATCATAAGCACAAGTAGCAGTACATGCAGCATTGCAATCATTAGAGCACCTTTGAGCACAGGCGCTTGTACAGTCTCCATCACAGTTGTTCCCACAGCCAGTGCATCCGGTTACACAAGCACTTGTACAAGCTCCAGTACAGTCATTAGCACATTTGGCAGTACAGTCAGAACAAGTACTTCCTGAACCTCCCTTACAAGTTCCATCACAATATCCAGAACATCCACCAGTACAGTTAGTAGAGCAAGAACCACCACAAGAACCACCACATCCACCAGATGATGAATGAGTGCAGTCAGTAGCACAAGAAGTTCCACATCCATTACTACAAGCCATAAGCCTCACCTTCCTTTCAGTCTTTTATTCATAAGTAATCCAAATATCTCCATTCTTTCCGTCACTAGCTGCAGGTTCCGTTGTTGAAAGATGAATACCTATTTCAGCTAACGACCAACTTACGTTTCCAGATCCATTTACAGATTTACTTGTATTTCCTACAGTAACGGTTCTTGTTGTTCCCCAATTAGCAGTAGTAATATTAGCTGTACCATCAAAATTCGTACCATTAATAGTTCGTGCGGTTTTTAGTTTTTTAGCAGAGCCGCCACTACCTGTTCCGTGAAATATAATCGGCATAGTTAAGCCCTCCTTTTATAAATCTATGTGTTTCCAACCAGAGTTCGTTTTTACGTATAATCCATATTGTGTTGGGTTCAAATTTGTAATTCTGCAGAATCCATTGCCTGTGTGACCAGTTTCTGCTGATCCTGTAGGAGAAGTAAAAGAAGTGTCTCCTGCGATAGTCTGAGCATTTGTGAGATAATGAGTAGAATTTAGTAGACATCCGTTAGGGTAATTTTTAGCTGTAGAAGAGGTATAAACATATCCTGAGCCTCCTCCACCCCAACGTCCATCAGAGTCAGAATCACTGTCATAGGCTCCGCCGCCACCGTACCAGCCACCGCCTCCACCACCACAAGAGTAGCCGGAAGCATTTCCGCCTTGACCAAAAGTAGCCTGAGTGCCTGTACTCCAAGTTATACCACCTGCAGTTTGTGAGGCACTACCGCCAGATCTATTTTGACCAGTAGTATAAGAACCGGTAGTGTTATTATAATAGCCTTCTCCACCATATTCTCCACCGCCACAACCACAAGGATTAGCATTGGCACTTGTTACACCAGCTCCGCCGCCACCTCCAGCTACGATAACTCTTGAATATAGAGAATTTTGACCTATACGAACATCTGTAGCTCCTCCACCACCTCTACCAGAAGAAATACCAGTTCCTCCACCATTGAATCCTGCAGCAGTAGAAGAGGAAGATCCAGCCCCACCAACAGATATATAAACAGTAGTTGCTTCAGTAAGAGTAATAGTACCCTTGGAATAACCACCGTATCCGCCTATGTAACTACTGTAAGTTCCTCCTTGGCCACCCCAGCATTCTATTGTATACGTACCTGGTTTTAGAGTTTTAGATTGTACTGAACCTGTATAATTAAAATCCATTATGTTGTTCTTAGCATGAGTAAGATATATTACATCTGATAATTTAGTGATTTTTACATGTCCATTACCAGAATGACCAGTTTCTGTAGAACCAGAAGGAGCAGGGAACGATTGATCTCCGGCAATAGTTTGAGCATTAGAAAGATAATAAGAAGAGTTAAGTAAACAACCATTTGGATAATTTGAAGCAGTGACAGAAGTGTAGACATAACCTGATCCACCACTAGAACCGCCCGTATATCCGGCTCCGCCACCTCCATACCAGCCGCCTCCACCGCCAGAACCGCCTTCTGAAGAACCGGAACCATTGCCACCTATACCAAAAGTGCCAGCTGTGGGCATTATATTGTAAGCTGAAGTATAAGCTATTCCTCCTGCTGTTTGAGTACTATTGTAAGATGAATTATAGTTTGATAAGCCTAATATTCCACCGCCAGCGGCACCTTTAATTGTCCATCCTGTTCCAGAACCGCCGCCTGCAACAATTACTCTTGCATATAATGAATCAGTTCCGATCCTTATATCCGATCCACCGCCACCAGAACCTCCGGAACCACAAGTATAATTTGACCCACCGCCGTTAAATCCACCATTAACAGTAGAATAGCTACCGGTATTTGATTTAGTTTGTCCTTTTCCACCAGAATATATATATACTTTTTGTATTTTACTTAATGTAATGGTGCCAACACTATATCCACCAAGACCACCAACTGCATTTATATTAGAATTACCATTAGATGATCCATTCCCACCTTGAGCGCCCCAGCATTCAAGTTTATATGTACCAGGAGCCAATGTAACAGTTTGAACCGAACCAGTATAATCAAAATTCATAACAGAACCATTATAATTAGCAGATCCAACGCCGTACATTTTGTTATTATTTAATTTGAAATAAAAAGCAGTAGCCTTTTTCATTGAATTGTTTATTCTGGTATATAGCGCCGTATTCTTGCATTCAATAACAGTAATTCGACAATAGCCGTTCCCAGAGTGCCCTGTCTCAGATGAACCTGTGGGAGATGTAAAAGAAGTGTTACCTGCTATGGTTTTAGCAGCAGATAAGTAATAAGAAGAGTTTAATAAACAACCTGACGGGTAATTAGAGGCTGTAGCAGAAGTATAAACGTAACCAGATCCTCCAGGAGAGCCAGATGTGTCACTTCCACTGCTACCGGTAGCTGGAGTTGTTTGACCACCGGCTGGATCAGCACCATACCATCCACCGCCACCACCTCCACCATCATAGGAAGTATGACCGCCGATTCCAAAATATCCACTTGGAGCAGTTTGACTACCAGGTGTTCCAGAACCTGAAGTTCCGCCAGTTTCACCGCCACCATATCCGCCAGTTTCGTTGTCTTCACCGCCACCTCCGCCACCTCCAGCTACGATAACACGAGCATACAATGAATCGGTACCAATACGGATATCGGATGATCCACCGCCACCACCAGCACCTTCGCTTGTGCTGGAAGCCCAAGATGAACCACCATTAGGAAATCCACCATCTGCTTTACCGTTGCCACTTATGCTACCAACTCCACCAGTATAAATATATATAAGTGTTTTTTGGTTTAGTGTAATAGTTCCAGCGGAGTATCCACCTTTTCCGCCCATACCAACCTCTATTCCTGAATTAGAAGAACTGTATCCTCCTTGAGCACCCCAACACTCCAACTTATATGTACCTTTAGGAAGTGTTACAGTTTGGACAGTACCAGTATAATCAAAGTTTAAAATATCACCAGTTTTAATATTACTCATCGCCATACACCACCCACATATCACCAGGTTTACCATCAGTTATTTTAGGTTCTTCAGTAGAGAATGTCACATTCCTTAACTGAGATTTCATAATATCTGACTGATAAGCAGTTACAGCTCCATTAACGACCGGTTTATTCTGTAATCCATTGTAATCAGTTGTGCCCGGATCACCTTTATCTCCATAAACACCTATAACGGTTGCATTTGTATACAGATGATTATTATTTGATAAAACAAATTCATGATAGCACCACAAATATTTGTTTGTAGATGTCATAACCTGAGCGGAAGTCGCCCATCCAGTAGTTGATCTGGTCACTCCCTGCGATTTAGAACTTGCAAGATAATGAGGGATAACACTTGAAATACCAACTCCCTGATCACCTTTGGGCAGTGTAAAATTTAATATTGCATCTGTATCTGTACCAGAATTGGTTACTGCAGCCGAAGTACCTGTTTTAGCAGTACCAATTTTAATAGTTGCATTCTTACCAACTCCAGCAAGACATTGTTCACCTTTGTAAATTGCCATGTTATCGCCTCCTTTTATAAATCATTTCTTATAACAATAGTAATGGGAATATCTACAGTTGGTTTCTCGGTTGCTTTTATAGTAATCTGATTTGTAGTCTGCCCTCCATCTGCTAACATAGCGTTCTGATATGCCTCTATTGCTTGAGATGATGCATTAGAAGCATAATTAATTTCTACTATATTTGAAGTAGTCGCACCAGATACAGGTAATACATATGTATACGGAGCAGAGGAACCAGTCCATTTACTAGCCGTGAGAGTAGTATTAACAAGTGTACTTTTCTTTGCATATGTTTTTTCCGATTTAGTACTTGAAAATGTACTGTTGGTTGTTACAGATGAGTCGTTAATAACATTTGCAGAATCATATTCATCAATAACATTGTAATAGGTATTTGCATTTAAAGTTCCAGCTTTCTTTTTTGCAAGATAGTTAGCTTTTGTAATTTCAACAGGAACATTAAGTCCCATCTGAGATAAGGTAATATCAGCAGTACCATCAAAAGATGCGTTACCAATTTTTCTAGGTGTGGATAATTTAATTGCTGATGTAGCAGCACCGCCAGCAGAAGAGGATCCTGCATAATTGTGCGTATGAGAGGTAGGAGATTTCCCGTTAAGAGCAGAAGTAATAGCATTTTGAGTCATGGTACCATCTGTAGCCGACCCAGTTTCAGTATAAAGCTTAGTTATTCCTAAGTAACTTGATGTACCTACAGAATATGTCGTATTTGTAGGAATTACCCATGTACCATCTGCACGAAGAAATTTTAATTGTTCTCCTATATTAGGTGCAGGAACAAGACCAGCACTTCCGGCGGAAGAAGAAGTAGCACCCTTCATGTTTCCATAAGTATGATCGGTAAATAATGCATCTGCAGGCACTGACTTACCAAGTGTATATGAACAAGCTACTGGCTTACCACCTGAGAAATATACTGGCTGAGTTGATGATCCAGCATTAGAAGTAAGAGCAGCGGCAGATGATGCGCTACCTGCAGAAATAGCATATTTAACACTTTTTGTGGCATCAGCAGTATTGTCAACGTTGCCTAATCCAACTTCACTTTTAGTATGCGTATGTACTTTTGTAGCTTTTTCAGCTAATTTACTATTCATCTCAGTCTCGGTATAATAACGTTCATCATGATTATGAGATGCTGGTGGATAGCTGCTAGGCTTTTCAGTAACTCCAGACCATGGTACAGAAGTAGCAGTTCCGGCAGTATATACTGAATAACCAGCCTCAGAAGATAATTTGCTCTCATCAACAACATAATACATTTTTTCAGTCTTAGTTACTTTTACGGTATCACCAAGCTGAATATTAGCAGTAGTAAGTTTAAAACGTGCAGTATCATCTTCAACAATAACCAGACGTTCTAATGCTCCATGGGGAAGCCTTGCAATATCAATTGTTCCAAAGAGTTTACTTGCGTTGAGAGAAGTAATAGTTGAATCATTATGATTATGCGCAGAAGGAGCATAGGTAGAAGGTTTCTCTGTAATGTTACCCCATGCGACACTACTTGCAGTCGCAGCATTTCCTGTAACATTTACCGTCAGATTATTAGTAACAGGATTATATTTAAACTTATCGCTGTATGCTCGCTTTGTCTCTGTAGTAGAGTCAGAAAACCAAACATGTCTAGCTGCATCAGCAGTACCTTCTCCAGCAGATACATTTGTAGCTGTTCCTGCAGTAGTTGCACTATCAGCAGTAGTTGCATGTTTTACACTCTTATTTGCATCTGCTGTATTATCTACATTACCAAGTCCTACCTGAGCTTTTGTATGAGTATGCCCGGCAGAAGAGTAAGCACTTGAATTTGTATATGCAGCAGATCCTAATCCGTGAACAGGAACAGTAGTTTTATTACCATCTACAGTGAGTGTGATTTTTCCGTTTTCAGTACTTTCTGAGATAGCAACAGACTTTACGGCTTTTGCTAGAGTAATATAAGTTTTGCTTGAGCTATCCCAACGATAAATAGTATTCGTAGCAGTATTTATATAAATAGTATTTATATCTCCAACAGACGGAAATAACTTATTGGAAGCATATGGAAGTATTTCTTTATGATTAGCTATACTTGTCTTCAAATAACCAACCAGTTCTGTTAATCCAGTGAGATTAAGAAATTGTTCTTTCATTTTGCATTAGTCACATCCTTCCATTTTTATTTTTAAAATAGAAGGAGAGCATTGCAGCTCTCCTCCCAATAAAATCAATTGTATTTTTACGCAGTAAATAAACCTTTGATAGACGCACTTGGAATTGCTTCATATCCATCTCCAACAAGCCCCTTAAGAGCGGTGATATCAGATGTGTTCTTAGCAATCTTCGGTTTTTCAGTAGCAAGATCTTTTTCTACAGCAGTAATTTTGCCTTCTGCTGTATCCATTCTGCCTTTAACAGCAGTAATATCTTCTGCATTCTTTTTATCAGCAGCTTCTAATGTAGGTAATTTCTTTTCAAGAGCATCAATTCTACCTACAGCAGCTTCAAGATCAGCAGCTTTTGCATACTGAGAAAGATCAGAGTCTGCGAGAGCTTTAGATACATACTCAGCAATATAGCTTACAATATCTTTGGATGTAGCAGATTCTGGAAGAGTACCGATAAGAGTCTTCAGCTTTGTGATATCCTCTTTATTTGTTTTGATCTGAGAATTCATTGTAGCAGCATCAGATGTATGTGTAGAAATCCAATCAGAAATCTCTTTCAGTGTATCATATGCTTCTGGAGCATCTGCAACGATTTTAGCGACTGCATCTGCAACAGCTTTCTTTACTGATCCGTCACCAGTGCCATTCAGTGTTCCAATAGCTGCTGTATTAGCTGCAACGCTTGCTTTTAATGCAGAATCATCATACTGACCAGTAGTAACAGCTTCTTTGATATAAGCAACTACATTTTTAGCTTTTGCATCAGCAGGAATGGTACCAACATAAGACATTACTTCTGTTTTTGCTGTGTTAGCAGCACCAGCAGCATCGAAATCTGCAGCAGTCTTTCCAGAATCTACCAGATTACCATTTTCATCTAATCCTGCAAGATGACCTTTTACTGCACCTTTTACTTTGTCAGCTTTTCCTGTCGGCTGAGGAATAGTAATAGTGAATGCTGCTTCATCAATAGTTACTGGAGCAGTTTTTGTGTAGAAATAAAGTGTGTATCCGTCTTCTGACTGAGATACTGTTTTAATTGAGTTTTTGACAGCCTCACTGATTTTAGAGTCGATCTGTACGTTATGCAGATTTAAAAACTCCTGAAGATTAGAAAGTGTAGCGAACTGTAATTTTGCCATAATTAGTTTCCTCCTTGAAATATATTTGTTAAATCTTCGGAATCAATACCTCCGAGTTTTCGATCTAAAGCAGCGTCAATATGTTCATCTAAAACATCCAGAACAGTTTCTTCAATAATATTTGAAACATATTCTTTTACAGAATCAGCACTTGCAAAATTCTGTTCATTAATCCAGCTTTCAGTGATATAACGATCAGTCGTATATTCACCATCTTGCTGAATGAAATACAATGTAATAGATTTTCCTTGCATTTTTGTGATTGTTGTGCTGGAAGTATCAGCATCATGAGATACAAGATACAGAACATCGTCTGCAGAAGATTGAACAGTAGTATTGTTTCCGCCAATGATACATTGGCCTTTTACTTTATAAATACCATCATCGAGTGATGATATCTTCACAGGAACAGTAAGTGTACCTATAAGATTTACAATAGGTACGTCAAATAATTTGTTATAAGATAAGCTGTTGATATAGTCTACAACAGTGGACTTATCTTCAAGATTACCGATTATATTATCTAAAAGAGTAGAAAGCTCAGAAGATTTGACATAATTATCCAATCCGATTGTTTTCTTGACCTCTTCAATAATATGATCTTTATCTTCATCAGTCATAGATATGTCATAAGAGAAAAGCAGTTTATCTCCAGAGAAAAACATAAGATTTGATCCGATGCATTTTACATCTGTAATCTGTTTATCTCCTTTGACATATTCTAATGTGTTGTCGATGGTCACCCACGCTATACTCTTACTGTCTTGGATGTAACAAAGTCCTGGGTATTTTAGCACCCCTCTTTGTAAAGCCTTTTCTGCAATTTGCTTAGTTGATGCAGAATACCAGGTTGGAATTAACGCCATGCTGTGATCACCTCTTCAATTTGTCATATTCATATTTTGAAATTTCTTTTATTGCATAGATGTCATTATCAGGCGGAAAATTATAGAGACCTTCAATGTGCCATCCATATTTTCCGTCTGAACTTAAAATAGCCTGTGCTTCTGTGATATCACATAGAAGCAACAGACTATGTTTCTCCTGATATTTGATATACAGGATATGATTAAGGACATCTACGACTTCATCATTTTTGATTACTTTATAATACATGTGATATCCTCCTTATAAGATGGGAATGGTTACCCCTCACTTGAAATTGAGAACATAAGTAAGATTCCAGAATTCTGTCCTGGATAAGAGAACCCATATGTTCCACCGGCTTCATTGACTGTATACAGCCAGTTTGCAACTGTAGCATTTGGAGATCTGGTCCAGTAAGATTTATACTCCGTAGGAGTAGAAGAATTTGCTTTCTTTCTGGTATCATCATCTGTGAAATAAGCAATAGGAGCATTTGTTTCAGAAATATATGGTTCAGAAGTAGCAGTAGGATCAATTTCGTACAGAGATGGAACATAGAATCTGCAATTAGATACGGATGTATCATTTGATTTATTACCAATAGAAGAGTATACTTTTACAGGTTTGATCAGAGCTTTCCATAAAGGAGAAATAGCTTTAAGCAAACGTGTATTCAGCCATGTGTTCAGAGAAGATTCAGCCCATCCACCTGCATTTGTGCTCTTATTATTATAAGGCTTTTCAGTACCTAACAGGTTTGAAGCAACAAATGTAATGTTAGCTCTCTTTGAAGCAACGTCAGACAGATAATATCCTTTAAACTTAGCCACTTCCATAGGGATTATTTCGTGGATCCATGCAGCAATATCCATACATTGTTCTTCACCAAGATCTGCGTACCATACTTTAGCCCAATGTATAGTGCCTTTTGCAAAGTTTTCATATGCTCCATCGTCAGCTTTAGAACATCCAAATACGAGAGTGGAACTATGCTCTGGAATCCTGATCGCATTCAGAGTAGTAGAAGATACTTCTTTCCCAGTCATGTTTGAATTGTACACATAAAGCTTCTGACTTCCAGCTTCATGACGAAATACAATAATCTCTCGGTTTGTTCCAGCAGATGGAGTTATACTATCAGTATTCCATGAGAAACGAGGTTCCTGAGAATACCAAAGTCTGAATCCATTTGAACCATCACCTTGAAAACACTGAGCAAGAGTGGAGTTTACACTATTTCCTGAATCAAATTCAAAGTCAATAGCAATTGTAAAGTCTCTGTCTTTTTCCATGATTTTTAATCCGGTGTCAATATAGTTTGTTCCATCAAATTTAGTCGCAGCTGAAATAACTTCATGCTCTTCAATGTCGCCATAGCTATAATCAACACCAAGTTTGAAATCTAATGTATCTTTTAATGATAATGATTTTGCTTCAAGTCCCATTTTCATAAGAGTATAAAGTTCAACCTGTGTCATATTGGCCAGATCCTTACCATCAAAATATCCATCTACATATTCGCAGGTTTCATATACTGCATTGATCGTTTTATTTCCATCGACAAATCCTGACTTATCCCATCCTTTAAACAGATTGTACTTATAAGCAGATTCCTCAGCAGTATATACAGGAGTATCACCTGTATATTTTACATAAGAACCATACTGGGCAGTAGATTCTTGAAGAGATAATCCTTTAGAAACATATTTTACAGTATATTCACGAATTTTACTGTCATATACAGCAGTAATAGTTCTGTCAGCAAAGATTCCTGTCATTGAACCTTCCCATCCTTTGAAGGTATAATCAAGCTTAATTGTGCTTTTCTTTGTAGGAATAGGAATCGGATTAACTTCTCTTGTAGTAGGATCAACAGCGTTTCCACCTTTATCTACGTACTGGATATCAAGGATAGTATTACTTTCATCATCATTTATAAATGTAATTTTAAACTGAGTAATGATTGAATCGTAAGTAAGAACAAGGTCTGTCCAGATTCCAGGTTCATCTTCAGAACCAACAAATTCTTTATATTCCTGCTGTCTGACTACAGGAACATGAACAGATCCAGTAAGAATTGACTGCTCAGTAGTAGCGCCATTATCATCAATACCGGCAAGTTTTGATAATTTCAGAAGAAGCGTAGTATCATCAAGATTCCATGAGATACCAGTAATTGTTACGGTACGAAGAGTATTAATAGCAGCATTTAAGATAGCAAGAGTATCTACGATAGAATTCTGACATACAAATGTCTGTAAATTATCGTATCCTGCAACCTTAAGATCAGTTAAGTCTTTGAGGTTCTTGAGTGTAAGAGTGTTGATAGAAGACGGGAGAGAAGCATGAGCAATCTTACCATGATTAGCAAATAATACAGATGTTACAATAGTTCCATCAGCATAAAGATTAATAAGATTTTCACATGCAGACAGGTTAACAGATCCTGTAAGATTTGGACAATTACGAATATCCAAAGTCTCAAGAAGAGTATTATTACCCATATTAAGAGATGTCATAAAAGTATTCTGATATCCAGCTGTATTATTACCAATGATAAGAGTTTTCAGCTTAGAAGCCTTTGAGAAATCATTATCATGAATATAACAAGCAGAGAGGTCATTTAGTGCCTCAATTCTTGATGCAGCATAGATAAGAATAGCTGTATCATCCATATTTGTTAAGTCCGTAGTAATCTTATATTCTTGTCCGGCTTTTGCACGTACCTGAGTAGTTTCTGGTGAATTACCATAAAGTACAGAAATATACATATCAGAATAAGGAATGATCTTCAGAGTATAATCTGGTTTAACTACAACTTTCTTAGGAGTATTACATCTGAACATAATCTGATCAGACTTTACATCTGTATGTAAGAATTTCGTTCCCATATAAATATGCTGGTCACGTTCCCATTGTCTGAGATGATATTTTCCACGTCCATTCATCATCTCATTAAGGAATCTTACTGTTCCAGCACGATATGTTCTCAGATATAATCTTTCATAGTGGATTCTCCAAAGTTCTTCTGGGAACTGGCTCTGCCAAGCCTCATATTCATTAATTAAATGAGAATCAGACCAACAGTTAGAGTCTACAGACTGATACATATTTCTTAATTCTTGTGTAAATACATCACGTATTCTGCACCACAATACAGATTCAGCAGCATTGAAAACATAACCAGATGAAGGATTTCCTTCTTCTTTATAGTCAGTATCTTCCTTACCATATGGGAATGACAGCTCACCTGAATTATTAATACCAAGCTGAGTGTCCATATCATATGCCCATAGATCAAATCTATAACCATTATGCAGAGCAGCCGCATCATCATCTATAGTATAATATTTAGCTTTATCACCCATAGTTGTAGCTTCTTCCTGAGTGATATAATGTTTTGCCCAATGCGGGAAAACATTCTTGGCTCTATTATCAATCATACTATATCTGAGTGTAACTAAATAGAAATAGAGCATTGCATCCTGAATACACCAATCTTTCAAGCCATCTTTAAATTCTTTATCACTAGACGTAATTACAAACTCATAGAAGTCTCTCCAAATCTGTTTGTTATCTGTACGTATTTTCTTTTTTGCTTCATCAGAAGTAAGAGCAGAACCATCCTTAGAATCGCCGCAACAATCATATCTGAATTCAAATGATCCATCCCAGTTATTATACAGAGCATCATATGCTGTATTACCAGTTTTCCATTCAGCTTTACTGATAGGATATTTCATAGTTCCATCTTGGTTTGTTATACCGGTCTGGAATGCAGAGTTTGGAAGAGTATTGTCACTGATTTCAATACAGAATTCTTTCATATCCTCTGGATCATAAGCTCTTGTAATATCAGTCTTCTTTGAATCTCCCATATTACCGAGAGAGTAGAAGTGCCAGTCTGTATCCTGAAATTCTCTATGAGTAGTAATATCAGGATCAGATTCTTTAATAAAGATTACACAGTTGACAAATTCCATAGAGTTTTTAACTTTAGGATCTCTACGTACCGCAGGACTTTCATATGGTAAAAAGTCGTTGAATCTCTTCTGTCCTAATGCATTAGTTGCCATATTTGAAGATGCTACATTTACTTTAAAATTCCACCAATTATTTGGAACAGAGTTTCTTGTAAGACTAATCTTACCAGTTCCGTCCTCATATTTTGTGCCATCACCAAGAACTAACTCTGTCTTATAGTTAGGATCAAGAGGAATCTTACTATTGATCTGATGTACACCATCCGCACAACAAATAACATCAATATTTCTGGCAGCAAAACCATATTCATTACTTGTAGTTCCCTGTCCGGCGTGGAAACAGTTAATAAATTTCCAGTTATCTAATTTAGGATCCCCATTCTTATAAATACATTCCATAGAAGTATTTTTAACAAAATCCTTCTTGTCATTTGTGAAATGCGGCGCTTCAATTTTGATTACTCTTAGATTCGGGCAAGCATTAGCTACAGAATCTGGAGTAAGAGCATTGTTGTCATTGTAGATCTGGTTTCTATTATATCTTGCAATCATTTCATCTGAATCTCTAGCATCTGCAATAAAGTTAGCAAGAATGTCAGAATCTGTGAGAGAAGCAGAATAAGCTTTCATTCTATAAATCAACACATCACAATCCGGAGAACCAATAGAAATTGGGGTAGGAGAATACTGGTGCAGTCTATGAGAATTATCATAAATAAGAGGTCTTCCTCCAACTCCGTCTTCATAAGTCATAATGATAGAAGTTGCAGATGTGTCTTTTGTATCAATTGTATTGATATTATATTCAAATTCAATAATATCCTCTTCGCTATATGGAAAATATAAGCTGTCAGTAGAAGTGTTCACGTATGCTTCGTGAACATCCATTTTAATACCTACGTCAGAGCCTTCAGTACCATCAATACATGATAAGAAAGTAGCAGAAGCATTACGAACATTCTGAGTCTTAAATACAAATTTGAATTCAGAACCAGTCTGTTTCGGGTCTTTTCCGAAGAGATTATAATTAATCTGAGCAGTTGTTCCAGCTTTTACACAGAAATACTGGTTTCCAGAAGCATCAATCTGGTATCCACCATTATCCCAGTCAAAGTTATCTGATACTGAAAGAGTAATAGCAGAGTTATTTTTATCGGTCCAGAGTCTGTCGGTATCTCCATTGGATTTTCCAACAGGGTTAAAATCAAATGCTAAGTTGGCTGTGATTGGTTCAACATCAATATCAAGTTTAGTGATATTAACTGATAAAATCTTAGTCACTTTACGACATGAGATGGTCAGGTTATGTTTTCCTTCAGTGGATGACTTATAACTCCAGATTTGAGCAGAACGATTTACAGAAAGAGTGCTCTGTACTTTACCATCAATTGATAGTTTTACAGAGGCGGGATTGTGATCAGGATCATATACAACATATTTAATACTTGTTGCCTGGTACTGTTGTGCTGTAAATTCCTGTTGAGCACATCCAATAATAGGAGTTCTATTTGTAGGATCAACACAAATAATATCCTTACAAATAGTATTTGAGGTTATTTCTTTATTGTTAATTGTCGCAGTCATATATACTTTGAGTAAATGGCTGCCATGTTCCTGTTTAGGAATATTATAAGACATAATTCTGCCAGAGGACTGAGTTTCAACAGTGCCTAAGTCTTCACCATCAAGAATAAAATGAAGAGTCTTATTAACGTTTCCATAAGGTGTATATCTAAATACTACATCTGTATTTGTATATAACAAAGTATCATCAAATGTGCTTTCAAGTTTGAATTCTACAATAGTCACAGTCCATGTCTTAGTGGCAAGTGTCCCAAAACTGTCGGTAATAGTTAATCTAATAGTATTTGCACCGACATTAAGATATTCAGTGATATCAAAACTATTGTTTCCTTGCGCAGCCGTATTCGTAGCTACAATAGTATTACCAACTTTCCACACAGCAGTACCGGCTCCAGTTGTATCACCAGTATTATCTACAGATGAAAAACTATATTCAATAATTGCTTTTGAACTAAGTAAGAAAATAGCATCTGCATTTGTGATTCTTTCAATAGTAATAGTAGTAGTATCTGAGGAAGATCCTCCACCACCTTCAATTTTAAAGCTTTTCTGGATTTCTCCATCCTTTAAAAATGTAAAAATACTATTTTCGTATGTAACATCGTACTCTGCAGCCGCAGGATTTTTCTTGATTTCTTCAATAGCGGCCTTAACATCTGTAATATCTGTATTAATTCCTTCAAACTGAGTATCATAAGAAGTCATATTTTGTTTCAAGATATCTACAGCATTTTTGGCCTCATCAGATTTTGTAGTAGCACTTTCTACTTTCTTCTCAATGTTTGAAATAGTAGTTTTTATCTCTGAGACAGCAGTAGTATTGGCATTTACATTCTTTTCGATTTCAGTTTTAGCTGTTTCAAGTGGACCAATTCGATTAGAGATTACTGTATCTTTCTCGTCCATTTCTGCTTCAAGTTCCTGCTTCAATGCAGCTCTCCACTCAGCAGATGGCTCAATAGAACTAAGTTCTACAGTCTGAATAATAGTTTCTCCATCTTTGAATACTAATGAACCTTTTCCATTGACAACAGAATACTCAACTATAAGGTTTGCAAGACTGTTAATAGTAATAGGTTCTCCAATAGGTTCCGTTCCATCTTTAAACACTAAATTTCCAGTTGTGTTGTCATATTCAACTTTTAAGTTCTTCAAACTGTCAATACCAGAAATAGCAGTGTTTAATTCTTTGACTTTTGTATCAACTTCTGTTTTTGTATAATATGCTTTCAGAGATTCAGTTACTGTTCCATTAAGATCATTCATAACAGATGTTTTTACATCTGCTTTTATATCATCTACATTAATAGAAGCAGCGGAAGCTTTTGCTTCATCTGCGTATTGTTTTGCTTCGGCTACATGACCAAGAATCATATTTACAAAACTTGTATACCAATCTTCAGAAGGTTCAATGATTCCGTCATAATTTAATCCTTGAAGAACAGTAAACTTACCATTTGGTCTGGTTCTCCAAATATAATTGTTTCCTTTTTCATTTACGCCAGTAGCCATAATTTCAAAAATTATATCTCCGGCATTTGCTGTAACAGCAGCATCAATCAACCAACCAAATCGAATATAAGTATTGTTGGAAGCTACATTGATAACTGTCGCTACTTTACCTTTTTTCTCAGCTATAGATTCATATCTTATCTGGATGAGCATATCCATAAGATCCATACCATCCCAATATCTTGGAATCCTAAATGGCATATACTGGCTGTTTTCTTCCTGCATAATATTAATCTGTGTAGCATCAACGGTAATATTTTTTAAGTTATCCACTGTTGAATATGCATCGTCTTGATATTTGGTATATACTTCATAACGACCATCAGTACATAATGTATATTCCTCAGTGTCTACGGCTAACTCAGCACTCAAAGTCATTGCCGAATTAGCCGCAGCAGCAATTTTAGAATCTTTAAATGACATATCATGACTCCTTTACTTTAATAATTTATCCAGATCGACAACCTGATCAAGATGAACAACTCCATCCTGTGTGCCATCAGGATCTTTACCTGTCATATCTTCGGCTACCATAGCAGAAAGATCTTTTACAACGATACCATTTCCGGTATCTTCACCATTTCTGTCTGTTAAAATGATTTTTCTGTCTTCTGTATTAAGACGAATATCTTTTACCATACCTTCATAAGTTGCTTTATTCTGAGCATTGAGATCTTTAATCATTCCTTCCATAGCAAGGAGCCTCTGATCAATTTCAGTAAACAATTCAGAAGGTTCATATTTATCAAATTGTACAAGTGGAGTAATATGAATAACACCTGATGTGGTTTTTCGAATATAAGAAGTGTATGTTCCATCTTCATTAGCAACAAGTTTTAAGAACGTGAAAGATACTTCGATATCCCCGGCTTCAGCAGTAAGTGCTGCATCGACAGGGATTAAATACTGGATATAATTCTGTTCATATTCAAGATTATTTATAATAAGTTGTGTCATTTTAATTTTGTCTGACACCGGGAGCTTATACTTCATATAAACAGTTGTATCTGACATATCAATCTGTTCCCGATACATTTTACTTGTTACAATCTGAATCTTATCTACATAATTACTTCTTTCCACAATTGATTCTTTGACTGTTGTTACAACAGTATTTTCATCTGTAATTTTTAGTGTATACATAACTGCCTCCTTCCTTATTTAGTCTGAGTTTTTTCTAAAGCTTCAATTCTAGTCTGTAGTGACTTAATAGTTTCCTGCAGTGTTGTGACTGATGAATTCGCATTATCAGCACTTTTCTTGATCTCAGCAGTATTCTGAGTCAAAGTAGTAATATTGTTCTGTATTGTTTCGATATTATTGGTCATGCTAAGTAATGATGTATTGATCTGTTCAATTGAAGTGTTAGAAGAAGAATCTGCAGACTGCAGATCAGAGATAGATTTCTGTACGGCAGTCATAGATTCTTTCAATTTATCCACATCAGCTCCCAGCTGAGTAAGTTTTCTTCCAACAACAAGGGCATCAGCGAATGCACCCTGTTTAGATAATGTCATATCTGATTCAGGGAGATTAGCCAGATAATTATAATCATACTTAACAACACCAACAGAGGTTTGAATTCCCTGAATATATGTTGCCATTATTACTCACCTTTTTCTACAAATTCATATAGTACTGTCATATCGAGCATAGACAGTTTGTCTTCATTAGATTTAAGCATTTTCTTGAGAGATTCCTCTGGGATCATCTCAACATCAAGTTCACATGTTTTATCATAAATTTTCTGCAGACCTTCTTGAATTTCAGGGATGATTTTATCTTTTATGTCATCATTAAGAGCACGATTTCCTGTTTCATTACCGTTTTCGTCAACAATAGAATGTGAGTTTTCCTCTGTAAAATAAGAATCAACTAACTCCTGCTCAACCTCTGAGATTTTATCTACCTGCGCCTTAAGAGTCTTCAGGTTCATTGTATTCGCCCAGAATACATCAACATCTCCTGCGATTAAATCCGCACGACTCTTCATAGAATTTAATGTTTTATACATTGCCATAATGTCTGCATTTACAATAACTTTTTTCATAATCCTTGTACTCCTTTTATATTAATATGTAACTTTATTTTCTCTGACGAGTTCTTCAATAGCATCATTTAGATATGCTTCAAAGTCAGAATATAATGTTTCGATAGCCGCTTTAGAATCTTCTGTAATCAAAGCCTTAGCTTTATCAATAGCCATCTGTTTAGCTGTCTTGGCAGCTTCTTCGTCAAACTTACCCTGTTTCTTTAATGAATCCACATAAGTCTGATTAACTGTAAGCACTGCTTTACTAATAGCATCAGTAGCAGCATCTATATATTTCACGAGCTGATCATTCTCCAAGTTCTTTTCCTGTTCTTTAATCTTTACTTTTAGGAAGAGGATTCCATAAGTAATAAGAAGTGGAAGAATACCAGTAATGATCAGATATAATACGTCCTGAATACCCTGTTTGATGTCCATAATTTCCTCCTAACCGACAGCTTCATCATTTTCTGAAGATGACTGTCTAAGTTGTTCCATTGCAGAATCATAAGTAATTCCGCCTGTGCAGTTTTCTGCACGAGCCTTTGCATAATAAGCCCAAACTGTAGGGACGAGTGTTGCTGGAATAGCAATGAGAGCGTAGAGAGCAGATAAATCTCCATAGGTCATGATTGCTTTTTCTACAAAATGAATAATCTGTAGATTAAGTAAAAGTACAGCAACAAGTATCAATTTACTTGTAGAGACTCTTGGAATATTGAATCTCTTAACCTTTGCTGCCTTCAGATTTCGTTTCATTTCAATCTGCCGATTTTGGGCTTTAATTTTCTTTAATTCAAGTTCATATTCTCGACTGGTCAAATATTTCACCTTCTTTGCATAATAAAAGACCACGATTGCTCATGGCCTCTTATTTATTCAGGAATAATTCCATATACGTATGTTTCAAACTCTGTAAAATCTTTCAGGACTGCTTCTTTATTTGTTTTAAATGTTTCGCTATCCTGAATGGATTTATTGATATTTACATTTCCATCTTTACTAACAGATGCATTAAGATAAGCAACCTGCTTTGAGTTTTCACCTTCACCGATCATAACCTGACCGGATACATTTCTTGTTTCACTAATTTTTAACATAACTTTTCCTCCATTTTTTGTAATCGTTGAGTAATGAGAGAGAGCTGTCCCTGGAGCATAAGAATTTCATTCTTAAGGGATTGATTTTCAGATTCGAGAGAATCAATACGATGGTGGGCTTTCTGTGTCATGTGAGTGTTAAGAGCAATAAATTCGCCATATCTTAATGCGTACTCAACAATATTACCTGCTTTATTTGGTTTAAGTAAAATGTCTTTACAAATTAATCCATAATCACTTGTATCTAAATTATAATCATTGAATATTTTTTCAGTTTCTCTTGCTCCAAATCCAAAATGAAATCTATCATGATCTTCTTCTGGATCAAAATTTTTATATTTATATTTTATTGGATTTAATTTCATATAAATAGATTCTATATTTGGAATATCGTTAATTTTTGACATTTGTGTTTTTAACTCTTCATCAGAGCCTGTTATATTTCCATTTTTCCCCCAAATATTTTTCCATTTACAACTTGTGTCTCCTAAATTTAAGCCTTCTGTGGCATATGGACCAAAATATCTTGAATTTCCATTTGATGTAACTTCTGCATAATACGAAGTATCACTATGGTATATTTTATGTACAGATGTATAATCTACAGATCCAGCTGGCCCACGTGGACCAGTTGCTCCTTGTGGTCCACGAGCACCATTGGTTCCGTCTTTTCCCTTAGGGATACTAAATTTAAATGTCAAAGTATCTCCTGCAGTGTTTACAGAAGTCTCTACTTTAGGATCATCGTTATAATTAACTTGACTGGCAGTTGCTTTGTAAGAAACAATCTTTCCGCCACCAGAATTTAAAGATGTGTATGTGTGTCCACCCATATGAATTGCGTTTACATACAAACAATTAAATTTATTATTTTTAGAACCAATATTCATGGTTGCGCTTGCATCTCTTTTGATACTTGTTATAACCGGGATTCCGTTTTTATTCTCATCAGTTTTTTTTTCAGTATAAATGTTATAAGGCATAATACACCATGTAGCGGTAACATCAGCATCTTGCTTATCTACGTTACCAATACCAATTGCACAACCACCTTCTGTATTTGGAAGCAACGTATGATTATGTCCATATCCATTATATGAAAAATATTCTCGATTATCATAATCAAGATAGATTGGATTTCCAGAACTATTAACTTCATATGGTGTCCATTTCATATTCTGATAAGGGATAGATCCTGTTTTAGTATCTATAACAAATTGACTTTGTACTAAACAATTGCTTTGTATTTGCATAGGCGCAGTAACAAGGAGAGTATCCCCCATGATTCGCAAAGTATTTCCCCCTCCAACATCTGTAGATATCATATATCCGCATTCATCACTTAGCCCGAATCTTAAATCACCGCTTGTAAGTCCCCAATTAGTAGCAGAGATAATTTCTCTTGAATCAGTAGGGTTACCGTTTACATCATTATAATAAATGCTATAACTTCTTTTTGCAGTCATTGTTCTTGCGGTTACATTTCCGGCGAAAGTACCAGAAGAAGCATAAATAGTTCCAGAAATAATAGCATTACTTGCTTGTAACAAACCATTTTTTGACACTTTAAATCCAGTTGCCCCAGAGGGTATTTCTTGATCTTCATTTTGAATAATACCAATTTTTCCATCAATAGTAATATATCCACTAAGATCAGATGGAATATTAGGTCTATCGTCAAGATCATTATAACTTAGTCCGTTAACAGTTGAACCTGGTCCAAGTGTAAGTGAATTAGCAATTATATCTCCTGTAAAGCTTCCTGAAGTAGCTGTAATATGACCTTTAAATGTAGCACCTTGACTATTAATGTTTAGGTAATCACCCCAATGAATACCATCTGGACTTATACTTATGCTTCCTTTATTAGCAGTTAAAGAATTACTTGAAATAATCCATCCACCAATAAATCCATCATTAGCTGCAATCTTACCTGTAAACTCACCTTGATTAGCATACATCTTACCGTTAGAATCAACCATAAAATTACCGTTACCAAGAGCAATGCCATTGATTCCTACATATACATTTTTATTCGTTGAAATAGAAGAGGGATATTGAGTAGGAAAATCTTTTAATCCAGAATACAATTTTCCAGCTTCAATAACGAAACCTTTTTCGCCACCAATATAACCAGAATTAGCAGAAATCTTTCCACCAAACTCTCCGTCACCTTTGAAATGAGCTTCCCCTGAAGCATCTATACTAAAATTCTTCGAAGTAATAGCGCCGTTCTCCATGTCAATCAATGTTCCAGCCTGGGAATAAAGAGGAGAAGTGTTTGAAGGATCTTTGTAATTATTAGATTTCAGTTTTCCTGTTTTGATCAAGAGAGCATTAACATTCTCTGTACTGATAGCTCCAGCATCAATCTGAGTCTTACCTGCAGTTGTGCCATTGGTATTGATTGCTGTAATCACACCATCAATATTGATCTGATCTGCTTTAATCCCTACAACTTTAGATGAAACAAGATTTATAAAATCTGGGGTCAGCTCTAATTTAGATTCTCCAGTCCCACCAGTAGCAATAAGATTCAACTTATCTGCAGTCTGTGTTATAGAAGTAGAAGCTGCATCAAGCTTTTTGTCTGTATCAAGCTTATTATTTGAAACCGTCTGAGTAATTCCATCAACAGTTTGTTTATACTCTGTATATTTTGTATAGATAGACGATCCGTCTTCATTAAACAAACTGTTTTGTATACTCTGTACGATTTGACCCTTTTGAGGATCAGTAATGTTAGTAATCTGCTCAGTTGTCTGGTCTTTAAATGAAGTATATTGCTGACCGAACTTTTTACCATCAAGGTATACCTGACTGATATCAATTCCACCTTGTTCATTCGGTTCTACCATAGTAAAACTTAGTTTTTCTTTATTGATTGTTCCATCAGAGATCATATTATTGACAATAGTGTTATCAGGAATACCTGTTTGAGTGATACCATTTTCATCAAATAATGCTGTCTTATCACCGTTCTTGACAACAAAATTAAACTTTCCGGTACCATCCTGACCAATCTGTACCCTAACAGCTCCTGTTGAATCATAGAACTGCTGAGTGCTATTCTTAAAGGCAATACCAGCTTTTCCACTAGAGATGATCATAAACTCATCAGCAGTAGCAGTATGAGTATTTAAGTCAGCTACGGTCATCTTCTTAGCAATAAGATCCGTGATTACTGCTTGGTCAATAGTTACATTCTGAGCAGTAAGATGTACTGCCTGGAGATTACCTACACCAGCATTTCCTGCCAGGAGATTTTTTACATTGATCATATCAGCATTAATCTGGTTAGATTCTATAATCTTAGCTGACAGCTTTTCAATATTTGCCTGTTCCGCTTCGAGAATACGAGTTGTGATCTTATCTGCGGAAATAAGTTTTACATCGAGATATTTCATGAAAGCAGTATCAACAGTAAGCTTATCAAAAACACCCTCTTTTGCTTTCACGAGTTCTGCAATAATTGTATCAGCAGTAATGGTTCCGCCAGACCCGGTGCCTCCAGTGACAGTTCCACCTAACATTGAATTGAATAGAGGATTTGAAAAGATTTGTTTGATAGCTTCTGATGTGATGACATAATCAGAAGTAGAAGATTTGTTGACTGAATTAACACGACCACCATTACGGTTGGAAGTATTAAGGGCATCGTTTAAAAGAGTATTATAATCATTCCTTTTAGCTTTGTACTGAATCATATTGCTAAAAGTAACTTCCATAGATTCATCTAAATCACAAGGATTATATGTGATTTCAATTACTCTTAGTTTAATATAATTAGTATCAGTGATTCCTACACGCACAAAATCATTTACCGCAAGCTGTTCATGGTACTCCTTAAATTCTGGAAGAGCGTATACATTCTCTACATCATCAGTATATGTATATTGTGGATGTGATTCCACATACAATTCTTCCAATGCATCGTCATAAAGAACTTTAGACTTATCTACGGCATCAGCAGTACTGTCAAGAGTAGTAACAATAATATTTTCATTTGTATAAGTGGATTGGCTATATAAACTCTTAATAATATATGTTTCTTTATCAGTAAAAGCTGAGTATTTGTTCTGTACTTTACCAAAATTTTCAAGTAATACATCTTTTGCAATCTGGTTTCGTTTCTCTTGAATTTCAGGTTTCTTAGCCTTATCATATTCAGCCTGGCGTTCTTTTAAAGCAGCCTCAGCCTGATCTTTTAAATTCAGATAATCCAGATATTTTTGATGCATCTGAGTAAAATATGCTTCTTCATATCCAGAAAGAGGATTATAACCATCTGCATAACCACTCTTTTTTAATTCTTTAATACAGCTATCGTAAGTTGAAATCTTTACTTTTAATTCTGAGATTCCATATAACTTCCAATCAGTTTCATAAGCTTTTATAATATTTTCAGATTGCGTGAAATACCCAAACTGGCTAGGTGAATCGCCCATCTCTAATTGCATACCGCATATAGTGAAATCATTAGTTCCAGCGAATGCTACATCAATTAAACGAGAAGAAAGATTAAAAGAAGTATAAACTCTTGTCCAAGAAGATGTAATGTTATAAGCAACATTCTTTCTATCTTCTCCAGTGTTATTATAACCAAGATAAAATGTACCGGATCCTTTTACAAAACAACTAAGAGTATATCTCTGAGATGGTTCAATACTAATATTGTGTTGATAAATTCCTCCATTAGTACCAGTTACTTTAACTCCACGAGTGATTCCATAAGCAGGAGCATCATCAATTTGTATAGTTTGAAAAGAAGAAGTTCCAGGGTTTACCATATACCAATCTTGGCCCAACACAATCGGATTTACACATGAAATAATATTTCCTTTACCGAATCCTTCTACGGTTTCGTCTTGAGCTTGTAATGCAGCTACAATAGATGGAAGAGTGTAGTTCATAATTGATTCATATAAAGGCCAATCATGTGACTTTTTTAAAGCTTCTAAATCAAAATTCTTTTCATCATCAACATATAGAGCTTCTAAACCCTTAATGATTGCCATGTTAGCATTATATGCATCTTTTAAATCTTCAACTTTTTTCCCGAACCAATTTGTTTGAGCAGTATCAATTGGGACTCTATTCATTAATTCAGTAAGAACTTCCAAATTTTTATTATATTCTTTGGATAAATTAATAAACTCTTCTCTGCGGGACTCCCGGTAGCTTTGCCATGCATTATATTTTTCTTGTAGTGAAGTATCCATGTAAGGCTCACATATAAAATAGGAAAGATCAGTAATTACAGAATCACCAAAATTGACTGCATCAATATTATAATCATCTAAGCCTTCAACATAAAATTGTGTAACTAAATTTTCATCTCTGGAAATAGTTATACTATTCTGAATGTTTCTAAAACCCAAAACTACATTTGTATCTTTACCTAAGCTGTCAGGTCTATAAACATTTATGGTCATATTTACAGTATCAAACTCAAACACACATTTATAGGCTTGTGCGGCCTCTTGTGTTAAGAAAGCATATACATTTTGATCGTCTACTTCAAAGTTACATATATTATTAGGGAGTAATTTTCCATCGTCATCAGGAGTAATATTATCCACATAACCTATATGCCAACCAGGAACATCTGCATGTTTTAATACTAAATGTAAAAAACTTAGATCTTCATTTTCTGAATCATAAAACTTAATCTGATAAAACTTATTTGTATCATGAGTTGCCTGATACATCATTTCATAGGAATCTTCTTCGCCCATATTAATTTTAAAGTTTTTCAGTTTATATTGAGTAAGCATGATTTCATAAGACTCAGCAGTAATCTCTTTAGTTTCACGCAAACCATCATTATTAATAGTTGGCGGATCTACTATTTTGAACCAAATGCCATCACAGTATAGCTCCATTAACTCATCAAGTTCTTCATACCCGTCAGTAACAGTATTGTTTATGTATTTATCAACAGTAAATGTTAATTCAGCTGTATTATTAGTTTTTAACGACAATGAAGCGGTAGATGTATCAATGCCTCCTAGCGCACAATATAATCTTTTGCCAGGTTTAGCTAAATAAATAATAGAAGGCTCAGTACGTCCATAAATATCATACTTATGATTTATTTTCACCCAAACGCACCCACCTTTCTTGGTTCTCTATAAATAAGCTCAAATGTAGCATCACCAGTGAATCTTAATTCATTTTCACCGTAAGCCAATCTAAGCCAGTATATATTATCTATATCTTTTACACCCAAATCTTCAAAACTTATAATTGAATTAGTAATGTCATATATTTTTAAATGCTGGCAATCAATATAAAAGTCATCATCTTTTAAAGCATTTATTTTCATTGTTCCGTTATTGTCTGTTACATTTTGGATTGTAATAGTGCCATGGCTTTTAGGGGAAATTTTAATAAGAGGATAGATGTAATCTTCATGACAGTCAGAAGTGTTGTTAATTATATAAGTTTTTGGAAGAGTAGAAGAAGAGGTGATATTATGCGTAATCTCAGGAGTGTAACCATATGGACTGTCGCAAGTGACTGTAAAATTCATTTCATATGGGAACACAACATGATCAGTAGTAATTTCTGTGAATGTAGCAAAGAACTCTATATCTTCGTAGAAGTAGTCACCACCAAGTATCTTAAATAATTTTGGTGTTTGTGGAGAAGTTAACCAGCCATTAATAATACGGATATTGCTTGAAGAAAGGTAATCAGTATCATTCATCTGTATAACACCTAATTTAACATCTGGTATGTACTCCAATGGGAAAGTAATAATACCATTTTTCAATATAGGAGTACATTTTTCTGGGTATGTAATGATTCCACTAGATAATTCAGGTGTCACATTTATATTGTGACAAGGATTTTTCATGATGCTAAGTGTAAAGCTATAATTATCGTCGTACACTGTTCCGAAATGATTTTCTCTTGCTCTATATCTATTCTTTTCTCCTAACTGTAAAGATCTGCTTTCAAGATTATCATTGTCTGTGATTCCAGTCATTATAATCCCGTATTCACTAGAATTATGTCCATCAAATTCAAATTGTAACATTTATTCACCTCTTTCATTTTATAATTTCATACAATAAAAGAACTGCCGAAGCAGTCCTTTTATCATCTAAGCTTTCTCCAGTCTCTAGTCATATTTTTGTTAATAATTGTAGAAACTTTGTTTGCGACATCTTGGATGTCTAAATCATTACTCATATTTGCTACATTAATGTTCACTTCGTTGTTGATAGTATAATCATTATTTGTTGCAGTAGGAGTAACCGGGTTAAACATATTGGTAAAGTTATTCATTGCAGCAATAGAAGGTTTGAGCAGACGAGTAAATTCCTCGGTCATTACTGATTCGCCAACTTTTGCACCAATGAATCCCTGATCTCCATTACTAATAATAGCTTTACCTAAAAGAGTACTCATATCAGCAGGTATTAGCTTATTTATTATTCCACCAGTAGCAAAACCATATGATTTATACTTTTGAAGTATCTGATTTTTTAAAGCAGAGCCCCATGAATCATATTTTTTAACACCTGGAGTACTAATTTCAAGAATATCTGCAAGCTGTTGCATTTCTTTTGGTCCGACTTTTTTACCTTTGGAATTAAAGTAACCTACTAACTGACTAACACCAGATGGAATATTAGTTGCTCCATCTGGACGATTAGGTAGAGAGCTTGTCCAATCCTTCAGATATGCCTTTTTGAATCCTTCAACTGCGACATTAGACTGGTAGCTATGATTAGCCCCATTTTGATATGCATATTGCATGGCGGCTCTTAAGTTATCTCCAGAAGTAACATCAATCCCTGCATTAGCTGCATAGGATTTAATTGCTTCGTAATGAGCGTTTGGCATTACATGAACAGTACAAGTAGCTTTAGCAAGACCACCTCCGCCAATAGCAGTAATGATACATTTTCTTGTCTTAGACTCATCACGTTTCATCAAGTTATTTTTATCAACGCCTGAAGACACACCACGAACTGTACCGTCGGAAGATACCTTTGCAATAGACTCATCAGAACTTTTCCATTCAATATCAGAGTGCTCCGGTTTGCTTGGTGACCATGTTGCTTTAAGCTGCTGTTTAATATGGTCATAAGTTAAATAAATATCAGTAGCGTTTAGTTTTAAACTGTATTTCTTGTTATTAACTGTACCTGGAGTTTCATTTCCAGCACCAGTGGAGTCTTTATTGCTATTAAATGTATTGTGAATACCATTCTCAGCACCGGTATATGTATTATTACCAGTTGTAGAACCACCTTGTCCATTGCTTGTTCCGTATGGAAGAGTAACTTTCATATTAGAAATGGTTTCTAATGCTTTTATCTGTTGAATTAAACTTGTATTGAAATCAGCAGACTTACCTATCATAGTATCAAATGTGCTAGACACCTTAACACCATACTGATCCATCACAGTATGTAAATGTTTATATGTGTTATCATAATTAGTGGTTACATTGGTAAGCATTCCACTAATAATAGCTTCTTGAAACGAAGAATTTTTCTTTACTGCATCAAGTGTATTATCAAGAGCTTTATTCGCTTCATTAGAGAAATTCTCATAGCCGGTATTTTTCATATCGACTTCGTGTTGATGCATGGTATCTGCCATATCATCTTCGGCATCTGCAAGTTCTGCACGTAATTTCTCAAGACGAGCTTTGGCGGCAGCATTACTGGTTCCTTCAAGGGCAGCTATCTGGGATTTAAGAGTATTAATATCTTTAGACTTCTTTTTTAAAGTTTTGTCATAATCGTAATATTTCTCTTTAGCAGAAAGAGCGTCTTTACGCTTATCAATATTTTCCTGAAGTAAATCATTCTCTTTCTTAATTTGAGTCTCATACATATCAAGCATATTCTGTTTCAGTTCAGAAAGAGCAGTAGATTCTTGTTGAATACCATCAAGAAGTTGTTTGCTTTTCTCATTGTATTCGTCTAAGCTGTAACAACCATTTTTATATTGTTCTTCAAGCTTATTAAGACCTTCCCTATAGTTAGCAATCTTTTGTTTTGTCGCATCTATAGATTCTTGAGTTAATAAAATGTTAGTTAATCCATTTGTAGTAAATGAACCATCATCATTGTAAAAACTTTCAGCGTCACCGAGAAGTTTTTGCATAGTCTGATATTCAGTGATAACATTTGATAGTTTATCTTGTGCATCATCAAATGGTTTCCAGCGAAGTTCCATGATTTCATTTTTCAGATTTTCTATATCACTGCCGATTTTTAAAATTTGTTCGTCAATCTGTGCTATAGAATCAAGATACTTCTGAGCTTCTTCATTGTTCATAGAAGAAAAATGAATATCATAGTATTCGGCTTTTTCTGCACGAAGCTTTTGAAGTGCATTAATCTGTCTCGCATTAGATTTAATGCGCTCCTGATAAATCTTTTCGTTAATCTGATACTCAGGATTATCATTTGCCTTTGCGTAATCAATTACTGCATCCTGCTTGGAACCTGCACGATCCCAGCGGTCAACAGCCCATTGTTTTATCTGTTCACGATTATCTTGTAAAGCCTGAACTAATTCAGCAGCTTCATTTTCTAACTTAACAGCCTCTGTCTGGAGACTATAAAGCTGTTTCTTCATCTTTTGGTATTCTGGATCGACAGTTTTATGTCCATTTACCTTAAGATATTCTTTCATCCTACCTTTATATTCTTTTATTTCTTTATCAGTAAGACGTTTCTGTTCATTGGTATAATAGAGTTCCTTTTTCATATATTTTTCATATTTAGAACCAGGTTTCTGATTATACCCTTGTGAGATTCTCAATTCCTGTTTAGCTTTGTAATAGTCAGCTTTATTCTCACGTTTACCTATGACGGTGTCATAAGCTTCAATAACACGTTCGACCTTTGCTTTAGCTAAATCTTTCTGTGACTTAGTGAGTTCACGAATCGCTTTGTCACAATCCAAGATTTTTTCATACCATTCCTGATATGCGTCAACACGTTTCTTATCATCTTCGGATAAACTTTCAATATTGATTGTACCATTCTGGACTTTCTTTTTCAGTTCATCAGATAAACCAACAGCAGAAGCAACTTCATTTGCTTTAGCTACGTATTTCGCTCTGGAATCTTTTTGTGTCTGTAATTGTTTATTTAGATTTTTAAGTGCTTTATCATAATTCTTCTCAGAAGACTTATAATTACTATAATCGCTTTCAGCGATATCTTGATACTTTTCAACGATTCTCTCTAAACGGTCAAGAGCAGTTTCTATCCAGTCTTTAGCTTGAGTACTTACTTTTTTAATTGTATCATCTAATTCTGATGTACCATCTGCATAGGCAGGAGCAAGACTTACACCGGAAGCAGTACCTTGTGCATATGCTCTTGCATGACCATGTGTAGCACCATGTTTTAATAGATCCTCTGTCTGAGTAGCTGAAAAAATGATGTCACCTTTTTTCAAATTCTCAATATGAGCGCCACCAGGAATAAGTGACCATACACCATCACGCACTATGGATTCAGAATGACCGTTGATGCCTACCTCATTAACAAGGGCTTGCTCATCATGTTTAAGTGCTACTTCTCCTTTTGCATGAGCAGAAGAGAGAGGTTTCATATTAAGAACATTATAAGCTGTGCCGGAAGCATGAGCAACTGATGTCATTGTGCCAGAAGCTTGAATCTTTTTAGTATAAACAGCAGTACCAAAAATAGTTGGAGCAGTTTTAGGATAGCTACCAAGACTATAATTAGCTGTACCTGAAATGTCTGGAGCTTTTGTAGGATGTTCTCCAAGAGTAAAATTAGCTTTTCCTTCAATGTCATCCGCTTTTTCAGGTTCTTCACCTTTAACATAATTTACAGTAATACTTGCAGGATCGGATTCAATCTGAGCTTTGATAGCTTCTGCATTTCCTACATTATTTTCATTTACACCAATAGCTATTTGGACTTCTGGTGGGAGAGCAGCAATTTCACTTATAAGACTTTGAACTTTATCATCTTGAACAATTGCATCAATAGATACATTCTTATCTTGCAATTCGGCTATTCGTGACTGAAGTTGGTCTACTAAATCTGCACCTTGGGTCTGTGCAACGACTTCAACTTGTTTGTCATGTACTTGTTGCAAAGCATCAATAAGAGCTTGTACTTTATCTGCTCCCTCAACATCATTCTGAATTAACAAAGATTTTTTTTCATTGGTTAATTCTTCTATTTTAGAACTAATATCATCAATAGACATCGTATTAACATCAAAATCTAAGTCAATACTTCCCATTGTTCCGTCTGCTGCAAGTGCTTGTACATCGGCAAGAGCGTCATCAACAGAAGTTGTATCAACATCTATTTTGATTTTATCACCAATATCTTCATTGGATAATTGTAATAACTGATCTTCGGCAGTTTGAATATTGTCTGTATCTACTAATTTGATACCTGAATCAGTCTGAGCCTGTTGTAAGGTTTCAAAAGCTGCATTGGCATCTTGAGTAGCCTGATCAAGGGTGTTGTCCATACCATTCTGATAGAGTTGTGTTTGCTGATCCATTTCATTCTTGGCTTGCATGAAATCTTGAGCAGCTTGTACGACATCTGATGATAAACTAGACTGTCCAATAGCAGAAGAACTATATTCAGCATTCTGTTCTTGAGCAATAGCGGCTTTGTACATTGATTGCACCTGTTCTCCGCCAGTAATCTCTGGATGGTATTTACCATCACGATCTCTATATTTATTTACTTCTTCCTGCAAGTCAGCTACCTGTTTATGAGCAGTATCTAAATCAGTAGTATCAAAATCAAATGTGTATGTTTTACCAGTAAGGTCAGACAATTCGTCCTGTGCATCTTTAGCCTCAGAAACTAAATCTTCCAAACCTTTTGTCGCATCCATAGTAGGAGCATTAACTTTCAAAACACCAAGACCTTCAAGAGCAGTAAGGATCTGATCTTTAGACAACTGAGTCTTATCTGCTAACTGTTGTATGGCATCTTCAGCCTGTTCCATACCCTCAACATTATAAGCACCATCATTTAATTTGATGCCCTCTAATTGTGTACGGTTATATTTAGAAAGAGTTTCAAATGACTTTTCAGTAGCGGCATCATTTTCCTTATGTGCAGCAGTAAGAGCTTCTAATGAGTGTGTATATTCAGCAGTTCTGTCAGGATCATCACCGAATCCCATCTGTTCAGCAGTCTGTGGTTTCTCCCAAGACCCCTTAGTAGTTTCTTTAGAGGAATCACTACTTTTCTCAGAATCTTTTAATTTACCAGCTTCTTTTAAAGCCTCAATAACAGAACGAGCTTGGTCTTTAGTTAAACCGAGTTTTTCACATAAAGATTCAACAGCTTTTTCTGCATCACCTAATTCAGTGTCCCATTTACCATCATTGAAATCTATACCTTCTAACTGTTCAGAAGTATATTTTCCAAGAGTGTCTACTAAAGAAGTAACATCTGTGTTCTGTTCTTCATATGCTTTATTGATACCATCAAGAGCTGTAGTAACAGAAGCAGAATCTGTTATGATACCATCCATTAATGAAGATACATCTGCTCCTAATAACTCTTTAACAGTAGTACCGTAAGTGGCAGCTAATTCTTCCTGTTTAGCTATTAATTGATTAATTGCAGAAGTTCTTTGAGCTTCTGTCAAATTCTCATTCTTTTTAACATTTTCTATTGCATTCTGATATGATTGTACACCCATTGCTGCCGAATTAAAATTATCAACAGCAGTCTGTGCAGCATCTTCAGAGTAGTCACCCATATTATCATAGGTTTCTTTTAAATCCTTTTTATATTTATTAACTTTGTCCTCAGAAGCAGTAATAGCAGTAGTATTGGTACTATCTGTATTCTTTAATTCTTCAAGTCGTTTTTGTTCGTCTGAAAGAGCAGAAGTAAGTTCCTGAACCCTATCTATACCTTCTTCTGTAGATGATATAAAGTTATTATCAATGCCATAATCACGAAGACGACCGAAGTTAGCACTCATGAATTCTTTGCTGATTCCCATTGATCGAGCGGCTTTACTCATATCATCTATGTCAAATGACCATCTTTTACTTGCATCATCATAAGATGCCATACCCTTAGATTTAAGATCAGCTAAGAAATTATTAACACCTGTCTTATCTTCTGTGAGGTATCTTACAGCTTTACCATAATTCTCTGCAAAGTTTGCTCTATCATCTGAACCTGTAGGAGAAATAAGAGCAGCAAATGATTTAAAATCATCTGTACCTACAAGACCTTTATCATATGCATCTTTAGCATTTTTTAGTCCGGCAACAATGTTATTATATTTATCTCCGGCATTCTCCGTACTCTGGGCACGTTGCCACTGAGAATAATAGGAAAGAAGTTCCTGTTGCTGTTTCTTAGTTGCTTGCCATTCAGACTGAGATTGCATATAAGATAAATATTCGTCTCTAGCATCTTTTAATTTATCTTTTTCTGCGTCATAAGTTGCTCTAGCTGCTTCCTTGTCATCGGCTTTAGCAATAGCTTTCCAAGCTTTATCTGTTTCTTCTGCTTGCTCGGCAATAGCTTTAGTCTGTAACTTAATACCCTTTTCGAAATCTCCATCAGTGGCTTCAGCCTGATATTCCGTAAAGGTTTTCAAAGCATCTATGTTTAGTTTGATACCATCAGAAGTAGTGGTAAATAAATCATTAACATTTTGCTCAATGCCACGAGGATCTTTCACATCTTTGAAAGCAGTAGAAAGGATCTTAACATTGTCTTTAGAAATTCCACCTGCAGAAGTAGTCTCTGTAAGAATAGTTCCCATAGAAGAAAGAGTAGACTTAGCAGTTGATACTTTCGTTTCCATTGAATCTAAAGAAACGGCTGCTTGATCACTCATATTTTTAGCTGCTTGTTTAGCCTTTTCGAATGCCGTATAAAATTCATCAATTGAACTTAAATCTTTATTATCAGTGATAACCTGTACAGCTATTTCAAGTTCATCTTGTGTAGCATTTTTTAGATCTTCTCTTACTTTTTCGGCATCGCCTTTAGTTTTGCTAGCCTTTGCTCCTTTCAGAGCATCTCTAACCCTATTAAGACTATCTTGATTCTCCCAAACAGTATAAGCTTTATCATTGTCATCATATTCAGTATGAGCAAAACCAAAAGCTTCGGCTAAAGTACCTTTAGTCCAGAAATCGCTTTGAGAAATGTCTGCTATAGACTCAAGGACATCATCTCTTCTTGCAGCAAATTCTCTTACAGTTTCCTGGTCTTTAGGTTCCATTTCAAACAGTTGAGACCAAAGCTTTTGTTGATCTGGAGTAGCAGTAGCCATAGGGTTGACTACATTGTTACGGAGCCATGTGTCCATGTCTTTGCCGGACTGCTTAAAATTATCTAGTAGTCTTGTGCCGTCTGAAGAACCAAGCATACTATTCAACTGTGATTGAAACTCTGATGCCTTATCTTGATCTTCCCAGCTATCGAAAGAATCAATAGTACTTGCCATTGATTTGATAGAAGAAACCATTTCTCTTTTAGAGGCATCTATAGATTCTTGAGTATTAATTAAATTGGTATGAGCTTCTTGAAGTTCGCTATTGTCTGAGTTTAATACACTAGCAGCTTCATTATTAAGGAAATCTAATTGTTTGCCATCAAATTCAAGAGTTATCTTTTGACCATCTGCTGATTGTTTATAACCTTTTATTGCTTTTCCAAATGTGTTACCAAGCGCATCATATGCCGTTTGATCCAACGTATAGGTGATGGTATCTTCTCCTTTTGTATGCTTTTTAAGCATGTCGGAAAATTTTTGTACAGAATCAACTTTATATTTAGCTGCATCATATGCATTTTTGTATTCGTCTTGTTTGCCTTTATTCTCTCCTAAAGCAGTCTCATACCCTTTATACTGATCACTAATATTTTTCTTTGTATCATAATAAGTAAGATTCCTCTGTAGCTTTAGATAATCATTGACCTGAGTGTTTAAATCCTCAGCATTAGTTCCTGCATTAAGAATAGCATTACCCTGAGAATCCCATGAACGTGTGAGACTAGGAGCGGCAGCAGCAATTTGATTGCTTGTATCTAAGAAATCCTTATATTCATCATCTGTAAGACTAATATTTTTAATAGAATTACCGGATATTTTTACACCTTTGGACAATTCTGTGTATTTGGAAGTAAGTTCTCCAAGAGAAGCTTTCTGATCCTCATAGGCTTTAGTTTGGGATTGAATGGATTCTTTTGCTTCTTGGCCTTTAGCAATTAAGTTCTCATTTTTATGAACGAAAGCGTCAATGCCTTTACCAAGCAATGAGAAAGCTCCTTGTACAAGCATTCCAACACCAGCAGAAATAAAAGCATTGCCAATCATTGAGAGACCAGCAGATGCCATACTTTTTAGACCATCGGACCATTTCCCTTGTTTCTGTTGATCAGGTTTCTCCACCTCATTTTCTCTTTTAAAATCAGTGAGAGTCTTAGCATTAGTAGCTATTTGCTTGCCATAATCTTTGGCTCTTTGACTAGCATTCTTCGTTGCTTCATTCGCTTTAGCCATACGTTGCTCGTTGTCTGTAATGGCCTGACCATTGTTATCAAGTTGCTTGTTAAGGTCTTTAAGAACTTTTAAATCATCTGAATATGCTTGATAATTTTTATTGGCTTCTGCATAGCCTTTTGCTATAGCAGCATTACGTTGAACTCTTCGTGATTGTGGTAAAATTCCTCCATCTTCATTCTTGGCGAAAACCAAACTGTGTGATATAATATAGCAAATCTTAATTACTATATATAATAGAAAGAAGGAACAATATGGAAGAATTATTATTTTGCAATAAATGTGGAAAGACCAGTACATCTTCTTCTTATAAAATAGGGGATAGATGTTATACCTGTGAAATTGGAACTTATATAGGTACTGGCATTGATTGGTCTACAGCATATATGGAGTTATCAAAAGAATATGAGAAAACTCATGACGGTCATTGTCCTAGTTCCTTAGAATCTGATGAAATGCTCCGAGAGAAATATTTCTATAACAAATTAGACAATGAAGTAGATTACTCTGCCGTTAAAAAAAGAAAATACTGGGAATCCCCTGAAGGAGTAGAAGAGCAAAACAGGATAACAGACAGATGGTATGCCAAACAGAATGCTCAGAAATTCTCTACTGGGCCTAAGTGTCCAATTTGCGGCAGCACAAATCTTAAGAAAATCACTGGAACAAGAAAAGCAATGAAGATAGGTCTGTTTGGTCTTTTTGGAGCTGGTGATCTTGGTAAGACTTATCAGTGTGGACAATGCGGAGCTAAGTTTTGATTATAATAAACTAATGTTCTGTATATACAAAGTTGTCGAATATTGTTATTATACTACTAGGTATATTATGGTTATAGGTGCTGCATTATAACTCGCTGCACGATAATATACTTGATCATTTCTTTTGATCATGCAGAAGTGTTGACATACATTCTGTATTGTTGATGCGGACGAAGAATCTGCCCGTTCTGGGCAATACACTTCCCCAATAAAGAAATTTATAAGGGAAGGGGGTGAAAAGAAGAATATGAATACTGGAATAATAATATCTCTTGGTAGTCTTTTACTTGTTGTAATATTAGCTGGTCTATATTATAACTCGAAAAATCATACCGTTGATCAAATTTGCAACCATCCAGAATTATCTGATGAGAAAGTCAAATTTATCACCGGAATGATGAAAAGACAATACAAGAATAAAAAAGTTGACTAATCGCTAATAATGTTCTACTTTATCATTTAATTACTTCGTCATATGTATTTCTCTTTTTAAAATTTTTAATAGAAGGAGAACTGTCACAGCAGTTCTCCTTTCTGTGCACCAACACTTTGCATAATACTATAGGAAAGTTAACAATCTCGACTGCATTGAATACAACTGAAAAGATTATTCGTATAGGTCATATCCTGGAAGTTGATCAGCAATTTCTTTTGGGTAATTACTGATAAATTTTGTCCTGCCAATATTACTGATTTCTATAAGTAAATCTGTAACTTCATCTGAGTTTAACTTTTGAACATATTCAGGAACCAATTTATCAAAAATATTTTTATCCATTAAATACACCTGCTTTCAAAACTATACTATGGAGGTTTAAAGATTATGGAAATATTAGAATGTCCTCTTTATAAAGAGTGCAAGGAAGAGGAATGTCCTTACTTTGAAAATGAAGATTGTACGTATTATACTAAGAAAGAGCAGGAGACTGAATAGTCTTTTGCTCTTTTGATGAATTTTGTAAGTATGTTTTATAAGTATCACAAGTAATACCTCTTATAACAGGAGAATCAATTATCTGACTTTTCTCTTTGCTAATAAACATTAGCTCCAATTTACTCCCCATGATGTTACCTCCTCGAAAGTTATTTCTGGGAATATTTTCTGAACAACAGAAAAAGTAGTTAGTTTGACTTTTGTTTCATTTGTTTCTTGAAAATAGTAATGCACTAATTCTTCAATAAATGCGAATAGTTGCATGTGTTGATTGTTAGATGTAATTATCCGTTCCATGGAGTATACTAAAAAAGACATACATCTTCCATAAGTGGTTGCTTCATTTTCGGTGACAGAAAAACTGCCATCTTTTGTAAATATTAGACTTACAGGAAATAATTTAGTAGGATCAATATTTTTTTCATATAAATATTTGCTTAAGGATTCTAATCCTTTAGTAAACAAATTGGCCAGTTCCTCTGGCATTTCATAAGTTGCATTCATAAATAAGCATCCGTCAAAATATGGCGGAGCAATTGGTGCATAAGTTCTGATAGAATTATTTATTATCATAGTTTTACCCTCCTATGTGAAATATAGCATAGAAGAATAATAAAGTAAAGATTTGTGCTTACATCACCTTTGCACATAAGGTAAGATTGCTTACGAGAGTAAGATGTATTTACCCTTTAATTTATTCGGCGTAAGCTGCCTAACAGTCCTGACTATTCCTTCTTGATCCGGAAACCAAGTTCCCATTATAGTCGATGAACGTTCTTCTCAGAGAGAAGCTTCGCTGCAGATCACCCATATATATACGTTGTTACTATACCTATTACATTACTGTAATAGGGGAGTAGTATACACTTCGGTTCACCCTGAATGCTAAATTAAAAGCATTTCTCTATTCCTTCGAATAAAGACAGTTTCGGTTGTTTGCTTAGTAACCCCTTTCTCATATGAGATCGTTCCGTGTCACCACCAGGTTACATGGGGCGTTTTCTAAAGGACCAACTGATAATTTGTCCCACCCCAGTTCATAGCATGGCTAACAAGCATACCGCCGACTCCGGCTAAGGATTTATTAAGTCCCAAACCATTTAAGAGCCCTACAGCACCGTTGCCAATATCAAGCAATCCTTTAAAAGTATTAGTAGTACCTTCTGATTGCCATAACTGTGACCAAGATTCTTTGATCTTAGTTGTTTTTGCTTCGATAGAATCAAGGTATGTATTAAGCTCATTCTGAGCTGAACCTTGATAGTTGTTTGTTGCTTGATCATATACATCCTCAAGCATATCTTTATTATTCAAGAGGGATGCTAATGCATTCGCACGATTTTTCTGTAATATTTAGACAATGTCGCAACCATTGTCTATGTTATTTTGTATTTATTTATGCTGTTAATTTATTACTATACTTAGCAATAAAAGATTCCCATTGTTCTTCTGTATTGCCACCGGAGCCATACAACTGATGAAAAAGATCATGTATATCTTTTCTTATGCATACACCTAACGGATATTTATTATGGATGCATTGAAATATATCAAGCATAGAAGATAACTCTTCAAAAGAATAATCAGATAGATTAGTAGATTTTAACAAATTCTGTTCATCCATTTTTTCAAAGGCTTCTTGTAGTATTTTATTAAAACCATATTTATGATGGATTATAAAATCTTTACTACCAGTTAATATACATTGATAATTGCATGCTTTCATTGAGGCATTCTTCCAATCTTGTATATGACCACGAAAGAATTTACTTAAATTATCATATCCAGAATAATCTTTGTTCAAATAATATATTCCTAATTTCCTTCTTTGTTCTTGTATACCAGATAAAGGTTTATCCAATGCCTCAGATAATTCAATATCAGTCATTGTTTTATAGTTATCAATAATAAACTGTTTTTGATCATCACTATACTTTTCTTGTAAGTAATTATATGATTTAATTCCTAATTTCCGTCCCATATTAACAATTGAATTATATGTACGGTTTGGCAGTAGTTTTTTAAATTCATCATAAGGAACAGAAGAGTAATATCTTTTAAAAATGTCTATTTCTTTATCCGTCCATTCTCTACTTTGAGTTAAATTTAACTTAATAGCCTTTGTACCAATGCTTCTAACTGTATGAGTATCTGTCAACATTTTTTGAATTTCTTTTAAAGGTTTGCCGTAATTTTCTTTTAATATTTTAACATCTTGTTCGGACCAAAAATAATTCTCTTTTCTTTCTTTGCGGTTACTGGCAATTCTATATACCTGATTTTTAGTTAATTCTGGATATTTTTCTTGAACTTTAGAAATTCCATTATCCTTATAGATTTTACAAATATCTTGTAGTTGTTCTTCAGTATAACGGTCTAATAATCCAACACGTTTCTTAACTCTATCTTTTAAGTATTTGCTTACAGTATCGGCAGACAAACCAATTATCTTTCCTATTTCTGTAAAATTATTTCCATCATTGTATAAATCAACCATTTGTTGAATTTTTTCTTCAGTTAATTTCTTCACTCTATATTTTCCTCTCTATTTTTGACTATAAAAAAGCGCCAGACTATTAAATAGCTCTGACGTTTTCTTGTATTTATATATTGTAATTTTTTCTTCAGTTACTTTTACGAAAGTGTACTTTATTCCATGGTTTGATAACCATTTAACTTCGTCCATTAACTGAGTTGCATATTCTTTATCTATTTTCATAAAATGCCTCTATATACAAAATAACATCTTATATTTTTATATAAGCATAGACTATGTTTTAAATCCCGGAGGGACTCATACCTTTTCGATTTAAGGGGTTCTCACCCACGCCATTTGCGATTGCGCCCTACGATTATTGCTATAGATATTCAGGATTTCCACCTTTATTCTCTCGTCTATAGCTCGACAAGAATCTAGTCGTTGAACGTTTACCCTCGACTCAGGTACCGTATGATCTACGGGATACGTTAGGGTACTTCGCTGCAAACAAGCCATTTATCTTTACGTTTTTAAACCTTCATAATCTAGTTTCCTGATTATTGTGGTGTAAAGCTTTAAGCTGCCCTTGCAATTAAATATGTTCTTAAATATATATTGCTATATATTTCAGGCAAAAATTCACCTGCAAGATCTTCAAGAATTTTACTCTGCCTATTGGTTCCTTCTTCAATATCAGCTTGACCAATTTCTTTCCATCTGCCAGCCAAATCAAGTAAAAATGTAAAGTCATCTTTTACTCTTCCAGTAGCATCAGTGAGAGAAATGCCAGCCTTACCGTTAACGGCAGTTAAAGATTTAATCTCTGATTCAAGTTTAGGAACAGTATCAATAAGACCTTCTATATCTTCACCTTCCGCTGATAGAGTTTCAGCATCAACACCATGCATACGCATAGAAACAGTACGAGCAGCACGAGCAGCCTGACTTACATCTTGTATGGAACTATTGTAGGCCGTAATCAATGCCATAGACTGTTCAATGTTATTACCCCCAACTTCAAGAGCTGAACCAGATATCTGTAAACCTTTTGCTAAGTCTGATGTACTGATTGAGAAATTGTTTCCTATTTGATTAAGCTGATCAATAAGTTTCATAGAATCATCAGGTTTATAGTTATAAGCCTGCATGATACCTACCATAGCATCAGTTGCTTCATTAATATCTGCAAACTCAGATACATTTTTAAGAATACCTGTATTCTTAGCCATAGTCTGAGAATCTTTAAGACTATAACCTAATCTACTCCAATCAGCAGCACTACTAGTAATCTGAGTGGTTGTACTACCAATGTCTTTGGCATCAGTTCTAGCCTGAGTAGTAAAGGCTCTATATTCTTGTTTTGTACCATCTGATGTTTTCTTAAGTTCAGTCATCGCTGAATCTAATTCTTTTATTGATTCAACACCGGATCTGACACCTGTTGTTAATGCTTGGAATCCAAAATTGCTTACAAGATACTGGCTAAGACTACGGAACTTTTGTCCCATTTCAGAAAGATAACTAGATAAAGGTTTTACACTTTGTGTAACTTTAGTAAGAGACTGGTCAATATTACCTGGACCATTTTTATATGCTAATTGATATTTTTCAAATACACCAGACCCTCTATCAATAGTAGCATACATTTTACCTTGTGCTGCATTAAACTCTGTTGTGTATTTGCTTCCTTTTGCCAGATCTGCTGACATTTGTTCCATCTTAAGACGGACCTTATCAGATGCTGGATCTAAATCTGTACCAATATATTCTGAACGGCTATATCTATTTGGAGTACGTGAGAAAAACTGATTAGTATTACCGAGATACCTAGCTTGACGATTGGCTTCAGAGTGGAGAGCAGCAAAACGTACTTGCTCAGTGTCTCTTTCGTCTCCAGTAAGAGTCGCAAGACTATCACGAGATTTTTTTAATTGCTCATATGTATCATTAAAAGATTTTAATCTTTCATCATAACCTTGTCCTAGAGTTTTATCTAATGGTTTACCATTGTTAGGATTATATACTTGAGCCATTTTATTGAATGTCTTCTGTTTCTCACCCAAATTAGTGATAACTTTGTCGTATTCTGAAGCACTCTGAGTCATTGCTTTGTATGCTTCTTGATTCTTAGCCTGTGCTCCTCGAATGTCAGATGCAGAAGTAACCCAATCAGAAGCAGTACCTTGATTTTGTATCTGTCTAGCCAGCTGAGAATTTCTATGTCCTATAGTTCTCTTTGACTGTTTATAAGTACTTTCATCAATAATCCCACTTACATACTGTTCCTGTAGGGTTCCTATTGTCTTCATATTTCTCTTAATTTCAGCTTGAGCTTGTCTAAGAGTAATGCCTGTAGATCTTGCAGTATTAGAAGAACTAGTGGTTTCTCCAACAACTATTTTACCGTCTTTAGTTTTTATATTGTCTCCAACAGTAAGCTTAATAGAGCCCATGTTTTTAGCTGTAGATTTTATTTCATTAAGTTTGGCTAAAAGTCCATCAAGCTCCCCCATAATACCTTGATTTACGGAAAGTTTTACTTCTCCTAGATCAAGCTTGTCCTGATACCTTGACAGCTTACTGACTGTATTAGCCATAGATTTTAAAGCTTCTTCAGGATTTACCATCTGTTCTACAAGATTAGATCCCTTAATAATAGGAGTATTTTTAGCGGCTTTGGCAGTTGCTTTACTTATTGTTTTTACCGCTGTCTGTGCATTCTTAGTTAGCTGTTTAGTATTACCTAATTCCACACCTAGTTTAATGTGCTTCTCTTTTAAAGAATTAATTCGTGTTTCTAATGCATTTAGCGCACTGTCTTCAACTTCTACACCAACGTTTATTATATAATCAGCCATTTTCTCACCTCACTTTATAAACCAACAGAATGTAATCCGCTGATAACGAATTTTGTTGCTTGCCCTTTGGCATGCATTTTTCTAGCACGAAAATATTGTTCCCAATAATTTCTGATAGGAGTTATTGTTTTACGAAATCCATGATTACCTGTTTCAAATCCCCAAGAAAAAACTATTTCTGGATCACCTTCCAATGGTTCCCATATGCCATGTCCTCCAGACATATGGCTTGAATCAAATCGTGCTCTAAGCTCTGCACTTCGACTATAAGCAAAGCCTGTAATTGTATGAATATTTTTTAAATCATAAAGTCTATAACCATCCGCCCAAGAGGAATAGTCATTATAATATTTTTCTTCTGACTGTTGTGCATCTCTTTCCATCTTAGGCTTGTAGTCATTAACAAACTGCTGTAAACCAATAGTTATTCCCTGGTCAATCAGCTTTCTTAACTGTGGAATTGTCCCCATCTTTTACATCAGCCAACTTTCGTAAATAATCTAACTGTTCCGGAGTAGCTTCTTTAAAAACATTTTCTAATATTCCAAATAATGCACTTAATCTATTAGACATAGAGTTAGTAAATGAAATACGAGCGGAAAGTGTTTCTTCAAACATAGCAACCATATCTCCATAATCAACACCAATCATTTCAATAATTTTATCTAAAAGACCAGAAGATACTAAGGCATCATAAGCATCAAGACCTTCTTCGTCTTCGTAGGTGAGATTAGTATAGATAACCACACATGTCAGAGAAAAGTTTAAATGCTTATTCATTGGCTCATATGTAAGAAGAGAAGTATCATATTCAATAATACTTTCAATAACTGTATCTATAAGTGCTCGTTTAGTAGCAAACGGCACATAATTTTCAACTTCAAGTTTTTCTAAAGCCCCTACTGGGTTCTCTTTATATTCTTTTACAAATTCTAAAATATTAATTTCCATCCTTTTTTCCCTCTTTCTTCCTTGCTCTTTTTAAAGCTTCATTTTCATCCCAATCGATCCAACCAGTAGACTTAGTATGAGTGATCCATACATAATCCAAATCAGGATAGATATAATACATCAGTTTTCGTTTAATCTTGGCAGAAGGATCAACCATTCCACCTTTAGTGTCGTAGACACGTTCACTTCCATCTGAGTATTTAACCCAAAAGTCAGCAACATAATCTATTGCACGTATAGTCTTTCCATTATGCTTGAAAGACGGTTGTAATTTATATTTTTTTTGTAGTTCATAGTCTATAATTTCGCCAGAGTCCAATCCAGTGCATACGATGTCTTCATAAAATCTTTTCTCTAATAGAGAATCGAAACATACTTCTTTTTCTGTTTTCCTATCTATAACAGTACGATTCTGTTTACCTTTAGTAGTTTGATCGACACCATATTTAGATCTTTTTTTATAGTTCCTCACGTTATCACTCCAAAGTATAATTTTGATATTCTTTGTAATACGGATAACTTTCTTTTTTATCAAACAACATTACAATCACATCTGGACTATAATAAACATCTAAAGGTTTTAATCCATGTTTGAGGTAGAGTTTCTGTTGATTTGGATCAATAATTTTTACTGCTTGAACAGGATCATAAGGAACTCCTTTTAAGTTAGGTATTACAATCTCCATTTAATTCCTCCGAAAAAAAATAAGGGGAAACTGCAAAAATAGTGCGGCTTTCCCCTCAATAAAATATTTAATTTTCCGTCACTATTTTTTTAGTTTTTGCTTTAGGCTGTTCTTCTTTCATAATTTCATTTACTTTATCCTGAATAGGTTTAGTAAATTTTGTTTTATGAGTAACAGCATCAGCCAATTCTTTTTTTGCATCCTCTTTGGTCACATCACCAGTATTGTATTTAGCAATAATGTTATATACTTTTCTACATTCTTCTGTATGAAAAGCTACCATCCAAACAGGTTTATCTGCATCTTTAGTGCACTTAGGACAATACTCATAAGTAGTGCCACAAGTTACACAAATTCTTGGTTTTGATTTCATTGAGTATTCCTCCTTTTTCTCATTAGAAATACCCCGGATGAACCGGGGTATAACAACTTAAGGATTACTCCTCTACGTCGTCCTCTGTCATTACAATGTAATACAGCGGAGAACCTGTCTGACAATAATCTCTCTGAGCTACACCAGAGAATGTAATTGTGCTATCTGTTTCAAGTGTCAGATCGCAATCTGGTGCTACCTGGAAACTTGGGAATACGATATAAGCTGCACGAACTACATCTACAGAACATGTGTCTGCAACAAGAACTTTCATTGTAATAGAAGAAGTAGTCGGGAACTTATCAGACTCATTAGTAACCTTAACACCACTTTCTGTCTCATATTCATATTTAGCAATAAGAGTACCTGTTACTCCAGTAGGAAGAGTAATTTTTCCGCTATCTTCAGTGTATACAAAAGTATCAGCAGTAGGAGCAGCAGTAGTAGAAGCAGTATAAGCTTTTCCTAATGTGCCGTTTGCTTCCAGAGCATAAAGCTTTGTAAGTGGAGCTTTCGGTTTCAGCTTTTCAGGAATTGTATATTCCTTAATGCCAGTTGTATCAATATGTAAGATTTTTGGTGCAAGAATCTTAGATTCTTTTGAAGCAATAATCTTATCTGTGCCAAATGTCTGAGACAGCATAGAGAATGAAAGTAAGTTACAATCAGCAGATACTTCTACAGATTTGGATGTATAGAATCTCTTAATCAGTACACCAAGAGCATCTGTTTTATCTTTACTTTCAGAAGTTGTATTAATAGAAACATTAGATAAATTGTTTAACAGATAGAGTAAATCTCCATCGCTATTTTCACCAACAATTTCTAAGACTCTATCAATAACCAGAGAATCAAAATTTGCCATAATATTTTCCTCCTTGATTTATTATTCGGTTTTAGTGACTCGTACATTGCTCGAAGAGGAGTACTCATTAGATAAGTCACGCAACCAATTTAATTGTTTAAGTAGATTTGGATTCTTAGACATATCAACCATTCCGCTGTACATTCCTGCAGAGATGGAGGCAGCAGTATTAATGGCCTGAATCCTTTGAACAGAATCTAAAAATGCATAGATTCCAAGACTTTTAAGACTGTTAATGTCATATTTAAAACCAGGACTATTTACCATAGATGAAATTAAAGGCAATAAAAAAGAACCCGGAGAGGGTTCTTGAGAAGTTTCTTTTACTCTTTGAATTTTTTTTCTTCTATCTTCATCTACTAATAGCTGTAAGGTTTCTTTGTTTGCAGCTCGTTCACGCTTAGGATGAATATTGTGCATCTCACGAATGAAAGATATCATTTCTATGTATATATCACGAGTAATTATTAATTCAGTATTTTCATCATAAAGCATTATATTATGAGTTTCCGGATCGACTAAAGGTGCCATATCTTTCAATGAAATAGTATCACCTAAAAGAAGACAGGTATCTTCAACACCTATATCACGAGTAAGAAGTATGAATAAATCAAAATCATCCAACTTACTATAGTTATAACCAAGATCCCACAATTCAGACTTATAATCAGAAGGTATAGAACATATTTTATAAACTACATTAAAATAATGATTTTCTCCATATTTAGCTATATCAAGAATAGAAGGTTGATAAATAGTAATCTGATCATTAATTTTAAGGTTCTCACCTAAATAAATGAGAAGTTTATCCATAATAATCACGACCTAACTTATCTAAGCGATTACTCTTAAGCCTATTTTGAATATCATTCGGAGCAGTCTGTTCAAAATACATATTCCTATAGTAATAACCATTTTCAGCCACTTTGCCAGAATCATATGTTTTTATTAACTGCGTACCTAATATGTTTGACCATTGAAATCTTTCTTTAACTAAAGCTGCTAGTAAATCCTGTCGATCAATACCCCAAATAGTACTGACATCATCCTGGTGAGCTATAGTTCTAAAAATAATTTGTTTAGAAACCATAATATTATTTGAGTATACAATTTCAGTGTCATTTACTTCAAAACAAATAAAGTTTTTGACTTTACTTTGTGCATCTGGAATCTTTAAAAAAGAATAAATATTTACATTATAATAATCTTCCGGACACGCATTAACTGCTTGAAGTTCTTTATTATTTAAGATTTCAATAATATCTGAATCTTTGTATAAATCCTCTAAGATTTTTCTCTTATCATAAGAAATACTGTCAAATCCCTGTTCATTTCTACAAGAAAATAATCTATCAATACGCTCTTGATTCATCGCATCACCTCCAATTCAATAGAAGATGGTTGCTTATTTGGAAGAGTAGCAATAATCTTTATTACTTTTCCTAAATTATTATAATTTAACAAAGCTTTGATACTTAACGTATTCTTACCTTCAGAGATTTCAAAGTCATTAGATAATTCTTCTACAGATAATTTGTTTCCATTGAACTCATAAGACCAAATGACAGATTTATCTTTAATATCACTCGCAACTGAAATAGTTCTTTTAGAGCCTCCAACACGTAAAGCTCTATTAGTACCTGAACATGATAAAATAATGTCCTCTATTTCTGGCTCCTGAGGAATAACCGGAGAGTCATAATAGTCACATATCTTTAATTCAACATTATCTGTAACTTTATTAAAATGATCTTGTTTTAATGTTACTTTAGTTACTCCACATGGGAACGTATCTTCTAGTTTTGATACTTCAAAAACTAAAGGCCTAATCATAGAATCACTCAACATGAAACGATCATTATAATCAATTGTTTGCGTAGCTGGGGTAGTGGGAACAATAAACTGTGACTGATTATCTACTGATGTAAAGAAACCATCACTCCATACGCCACTGTTGTAGTTGTTGCGGTTTCTTAATACACCAAAACAACTATAAATTTGTTTATTCTTTATCCATTTAAACATCCAATTACATTTAAGAATGTTATATCTTATGAAAGAGTTTTTATCATTCTTTCCTAAAATAAGCCATAGTTCATGAACACCTGTGTTCTTATCTGGTATTTCAAGATAAAAACCAAAACGTTCAATACCATCTTGATCCATATATTTCTTTTCAGGGAAATAGCCAGGTCTGAATTGAGCCAGATACTCAACCTGGTCCTTATTGATTGTATAGACTTGGGAATACTGATATTTGATTTCAACATCTTCTAAGTATTCCATAGCCCTAGAATATAGCTTGCATTGTCTGTAACCTAAGTCATTAGTGAAAGTTTTCTGCATGATTTCGTCTGACTGAGTACGGATACTATCTGATACTGTGTCACCGCATAAGGTCATTCTTTTTTTGAAAATATCACTCATGGTTATCACCTATTTTATCTATGATAGAATGAGCATCAAAAATTATTTTTCTATATTTCTGATGGTTGAAATTAGGATTATTAAATTCAAGTTTGGCACATTCTATTGTATTAGCTAAATCAATTATATAAGGTGATGGAATTAATTCAGCTAATGCTGCAATATATAATTGCAAGTTATTAAAATAATTATCAAGTTTTGGATAAGAGTTTTCTTGATAGATTAAAAGCCAATGAATTTTATTATGTAGTAATTCTATATAATCAGAGAACTGATTGTCATTAAAAGTTCCATATTTATACTTCATTCTGATCACCATCCAGATAAGAATTACTTCTGGAAGAGTGATTCCTAAAATATTTTCTGGCTTCCTTTTTATATTTCTTTTGAATACTCATAATATAATTAGCATGTTCTTTTTGACTGGTCCATTTTTCATCTTTTGAACCATAAAACATGTTAGTATGTTCTAAAGAATTCAAACGGATATCATACCAAGCAACAACCATATATAAAGCAATGACCTCTATTTCTCCGTTAGTAAGAGTATCTTCAAATTCAAATAGAACATCATTCTTTTTAGTTAAATCATGCTCTATTTTTAATTGATCAAGTTCAATCATTGCAATAGCGCTATTTAGCCATTCTAAACACAATTCCGTCCAGTCATCAGATGCTAATTTCAATACTTTTATGTCTTCGACTTTATTTTCAAATCGTTTAAATACTGTTTCATAAGAGGTCATACGATACCTCCTAAATCATTTTTTCTAACTCTGTACCACAAATTTCATCTACAGCACGTACTTTCTGAATAGAATCGAATGTACCATTATCCAATCTGGTTGCCACCTCAATTTTAATTGCTGTCTTAAGTCCCTTGGGAACTTCAGCAAGTGCTTTCTTAAACTGAGCTGGTGAGAGAGCAAGAAACTGATTAATATCAGAAGCATCATAAAGATTATCATAAAGATCTTTTACATCTTTCCATCTGGGATCCTCTAATAATTCATCATTCTCAATCTGGAAACATGGATCATAAATATATGGTGATCGGCTAGATTTAAGAGAATATAAATCTCTATATTCTACTTCACGAACATCTCCATATCCATCCCAACGGTATAAAATATCACTCTGCTTACCAGGCATAAATAATGTTCCCTGCACTAAAGAACGACATTCAATAAGTTCGTTCTGTTCAAACTTTTTAGTAGTCTTAACAGGAGCTGTTTCCTTTGTAGTATTTTCAGTAGTAGCAACAGTTTTTGTTGCAGCTCTTCTTGTTGCCATGTTATTACTCCTTTTTAATCAGTTAAAGAGGTGGTAATTCCACCTCTTTAAATAGTTTTTTATTTAAGTGTCCAAACTCCGAAACGCTTTCCAATAATTGTGGCCACACCCATTTTAATCTGATATTCATACTCAATAGTTTTATCCATATTTGTATTTCCATCAGATACTTCTTTAATCTGAGCGTCGCCTTCATTGTAGATCTTGATAAATTTGTTATCAGCTACTGGCATAATCAGAAGTTTAGTATTATCTACTAACTTTTTACTTGTGTCATTGTTAGCAAATCTCTGTGGAATTTCAACAAGACGAATACCTTCAAACATACCTAAACGGCCTGTAGTGTGTCTTTCATCTTTCATTGCATTAGATACCCAAGTAATATCTTCCATAGCAGAAAGTTTTGCAAGAGCAGATTTAGTACCCATAACAACTACTTCATCACCTGTAGCCATCTGTACATCTTCAATCAGAGTCATAAACTCATCTTTTGTAGCTGCTGCAAGTGTACCTGACTTATTAAACTGTGTAGACGGGAGAACCTTCTCGCCTGCTGCCATTACAGCCGCATATACCATATCGTTAATTTTCTTGTCAAAAGCTTCATAGATTTTCTGTACGAATCCAGCCCAGTCAATACGACCTGCCATAAACAGCTCATATTCTGCATAAATCTTGATTCCATACCATGAAGTTCTAACAGAGAATGTCTGTCCTTCTGCCAGACGCTGTCTAATACTTAATGTTTAACTTATATTATTTTCCAATATTTAAAAATTCCCATGTATAACCGCCACAAGTTTTTCTCTGCTTGCGACAGACTTTTAATATTGCAGAACTATCAAGTGATAATTCTTTTGCTGCTTCTGCAGCATCTTTAAATTCTTTATTTAATTCAATACAAAAAACAGGAGTGGTATTTCTTCTGCTTGATGGTTTACCTATTTTTGATTCAGCTATTTTCTTTTTCGCTTCCTCAGTGTGATGTCTACCATACATGCCATTGTTTTTACCTGTTATTTTTTCTTTTATTTTAGGATTTTTCCACTGATTTATTGCATCAGAACTTCGAATTGATTTTAGATTTGAATTTAAGTAAGACTTTTTTACAGATTCGCTCATCTTATGACGAGACTCTGTAGAATAAGAATTATGATCTTGACCACCTGATTTCAAATTGTATCCTTTATCTCTATTAAGAGTATCATAGTAGTCTATATAATAAATCTCTTTTTCGTTTAATTTATCAATAGGACAATATTCTAAAACATAGAATTTAAAATTCTCGATGCCATATTTATTCCATGCTTTTTGTAAATAATCATTATGATGCAGCCCATTATTTAATTCGCTAATATGTTTTTTCCATCTTTCAGAGATATTTACAGATTGTCCAATATATTTTTTATTCGTTGATAAATTTTCAATGCAATAAATACCAGATATCAATGTATCTTTTTGCATTTATTCATCTCATTTCAATTTATATTTTGGAAAATAATTTTATAGGGGCGTTAACCCTGTCGAGCATAGCTCCTCATACTTTCATATGAGAACAGACTATATCTTTTCCCGGATATACCGAGCGCACCATTTCCATTTAAGGGGTTCTCACCCACTCACTTGAGCCGTACTCCTGTTGTGAATCTCTTCACCAAAGGGATAGTCGTTGAACATTACCTTTCGGTCTTAGCTGCTGATTGTCCACTATCAAAGTGTTTAGGATTTAACCATGCACTATCTATTCAATTTTTTCTACTTTCGTCGCATTCACATTTATACCCATGCGGTATTATGTTGTAGCTTGAATAGCTTTAGGATTTTCCAGCAATTAAATGCATATTTTTTCATACAGCTTACGCTATACGGACCCTATTATTGTCAAGGTCATGATGGTTACCGGAAAGCTCAGACACTGTCAGAATAACTTCATCCGGTACATAGAACTCATTAGTATCACCGTCAGCCATAGATTTGATTTCTACAAATTCATTGAAGAATGGGTTTTCTCCCCAACCAGAAACAAGCAGATTCTCTACTGTCTCTTCGATAATTTCAAATACATCAATTTTATGTCTACGAATAGCTTTTCTAAGTTCTTTTCTTGAGCAGTTTTCATCTACTCCAAGTACAGAGAACATAATCTCTCTGATTTTATTATTAGCATCTTTTGTAGATACTTTTTCTTCTCCCTTAGCTGTGTCAAACATAAGCTGGGAGTACTCTGCATAATCATTTTCAGCAAAAATATTTCTTACTTCATTACTTGAAAAATTAAGTTTCATTATGTATTCCTCCTTTCATTAACCAATTGTCAGCTTTTTGTCTGCTACAGTTACAGTTGCACCTTTAGTAGGAGTACCACTAAATCCTTCAGATGATACTTCAAACACATCACCTACATAAAGCTCATATGCTCGAACGATGTCACCATTTGCGTTATAGAAATTACTTTCATGTTTAAGAGCGGTAGTATACTCTTCGTATAACATTGGTACCTGGAGCAGTAACAGAGCATCTCCTGGTGTTTTAACTTCTACATACCAATTTCCGTTAGCTGCTTTATCCAGTACTACACCAGCAAAACCAGTAGAATCTTTAGCTTTATAAGTCTCCGGTTTGATATAATCGCCTTTTGCAACAATTGATCCGTTGTCCAGATCTTCTTCAATCTGAATGTTATAAATATGACCTGCAATAGTAGCTTTCAGCTTAGAGCTACCAGCAACAGCGTGTTTTTCAGCAGTGGCCATAAATTTCTGAAAATTAGATGCCATTTTTATTTCCTCCTTTAAATATTTTTAGGCAATAAAAAAGAGCTATTTGATAGCTCAATCCTTAAATAAACTTCCATATGGTTTCTTAGCTTTCTTAGGTTCAGTAAAACCAATAGCACTAGGTTTCTGCTGATAGTTGAAAGTGCCTTTTTCTTTAACATATTTACCTAAAATAGCATCGGCTCTTGTCTGTACTTCTTCTACACTGTAGATAGCCTGATTTTTGATCAGTTCTTTAAAATCTTCTCTATTTTTCAGTTCAGTGTAAATTTCAGCACCAAGAACAGCTTCTTTATCTTTTGATTCGTACTCATTAATTTTATTCTGAAGAGCAGCATAGTTACTTCTGAGTTCTTCTAATTCACTTTTTTCTGAAAGTGTAAGATACTCTTTAAATAATTCTGTTCTTTCATCTGAGAGAGATACTGCATCACCATCTTTTGTATAGCCCTGACGGAAAATTTTACTTTCATCCCAGTTGCTATATACAAAATGGTCATCATATGTAGCATTAATAAAATACCATTCATTATCATTTTCTTCCCAAGTAGACAGAAGAGTATATAATGCACCTCTTACATCTTCATGACTAATTTCAAAAGTAACTTCAGTATTACCATTTTCTTTTTTTGTATATCTTTTTTTATTGCTAAACTCTGAATTGTCATTTGATTCTGGATCAGCTTCCGGATCAGCAACTGGTTCTTTTACCGGTTCGTCTGGATCTTCTGTACCTTCGAATAATTCAGCAAACTTAGCCTCTAACTCTTCATCGGACATAGACTCATAATCAAAGTCAAGGTCTTCAACAGTTTTAGAGTATTTCTCTAATAATTCATTGAGTTTCAACGTTTGGTTTCCTCCTTTCGTTGGTTCTTCAATTTCAAACTTAGCAAGAGTCTCCTGCAAAGACTGAATAACCTTTAGTAATTTTTCTTCTGTATTAGTAAAAAGACTATTATTCTCTTCACTGAAATCAGCAATATCTAATCTGGCACCCTCCATACCTTCTTCAACGGGTTTCTCGGTGATAGGATCAGTGCCTAAACAAGTTACACCATTATATCTGAATTTATCTAAGTGAAGCACTTTGTCCTTAGTGTCAAAAGAGAGTTCTGAGATACTTAATTCACAACTTACTTTACTTCCTTGTTTACGCTGAATAATTTCACATGCTGGAGCACAATAATCGTTATAAATTACCGCATCGGCAATAACATATGTTTTATCATGTTCTTTATCATACTCAAGATGATATCCTTCAGGATTGACAAAAACACCAATAGGTTGCTCAATGTATGTAATGTTTCCTTCATCATCAAATTCCATAGCATGAGAAGTAAAATCAGTAGTTCCATCAGATAAAGTGGTAATAGCGGCCAGAACTGGTCTATAGTGTAAAGACGGTAAAGCTTCTAACTGAGCTTCTTCAGATATATAAGATTTATTTCTATTTTCATATAAATGATTTACTTTGAATTTAGTTCGTAAAAAACCATCATCTTCATCAGAATCTTCTAATTCAAATTTTGCCGGAACCTGAACTGCAATATTATATCCAGACTCTTTGGCACTGAATACAGTTGTCTGATTCCTCTGTTCAAAAAAAGAATAGAGATCATCTAATGTAAGTACTTTTTTCTTCATGTTAGCCTCCTTTCTATTGTGTATTTTTATCCTCATAGAAGAGGAGTACTAACTTGCACAATAAATATCGGTATAAGTTAGCTTGTTTATATCTATATTTACATTTGCAAAAGAAAGAGATGAACAATTTGCAAATGTATAGATACCTTTAGTATAGCCGACCTGAGGAAAGCCAATAGATTTTAAAATACTTGCTGTTTCCTGGTCAGCAGTTCGGATAAAATGTTTGTTCATCTATTATCCCTCCTGTTCGCTGGACTTTTCTGATTCTCTACTTTTTTCACCTTCATCTGTAAGGTTGTCAGATTGAGGTCTTCCACCTTTTGTATCATCTGTTTTACCATCAATAACTTGCTGTGAGGCAGATCCACTCAATGTGAAAGAAGTACTAAAAGGAATCCATGTTTCGTGAAGTTTTAAAACAGTATTTTCAAGATAATCCATAGATAAAGCTTCAAGAGGTGAGATGCCATCAAGAGCAGCAACGGCTAGCTTTACTGGCACACCTCGTTCTCCAGATTTCATAAGTTCTTCTTTTTTAGAAGCTTTTGTATAAGGAGATACCTCAAAATATTTTACTCTAGCATGATCATCACCAATAGCAAAAGTAAGATATCTATTAACTCGTTCTTCTATCTGTGGAAGGACAGTTTTAATAGCCATCATTGTGTCACAAAGAATAGCAGCAGTAAAAGCTGTCGTACCTGAGACTTTGTTATTATCAAGAATCTGTGCACCACCAGAATTTTTAAATAAATTCGAAGTAGCAGTGGCAATTCTATTAACATCTTGAGTCTGGTCACCTTGAAACTCTATAGGTTCAATTTTAAGAGGGGAGATAGCTGCAGATACACAATCTGGGAGAGATTCAACTAGTCTATTATAATATTCAATGGCTGTGTCAATATCTACTGAGAAATCATCTGGTTCGTCAGAGTTAGTAAGTGTTTCTAATCTTGCAACCAAAAGTTTATAGATTGATAAGTCATCTTTTACCGACTGAATACTTTGGAGATCAATAAGATCAATAAGTGGTTCGAACAAACCGGAAAGAGGCGGCATATTGAGTGTTGGATCATCAATATTAACTTTTATTACAAAAGTTCTTTCTGGATCCAGTTCCTGCCAACGAAGAGAGTTATCATTTTGAAAAGAATTGTATTTAGAATTAAATTCAGAATCCCAGTATTCCAAGTCGGCTGTATGACTTCTGAAATAACTAAAGTCAAAAGCACAATTAAGAGTACCATCATAATTTACGGAAGATACTTTACAATAATCTCCATCAAGAGGGTAAATAAAAAAACCGGAATCATCTTCATATGTGTAACCATAAAATGTATCTTCTCGCCATGCGATTAATAAACATTTTAGAATCTCTGACTGCATATTCATTTTATCAAGTTGTACTAAAGTATTGAAATAACTGGTTTTTATTTTCTCATCATCATGTGTATCCTCAGTAAAATCTATCTGAGGAATAACATTGAGAGCTGTTAAATCTACCATTTCTGCCTGATAGGAGATAAGTCTTCTATAATTGTGAGAAACTCTATATAAGAATCTGCTTAGATTACGAAGGTTAGATTCATTGGTCTTAGGGTTCTGCATATACTGTCGCAGTTTATCTTTACTAAACACAGTAAATGTTCTTGTTTCCGTTTTAGTTAAATCAATAAGCTGTACAGCTTGCTTTACTTGAGCGAATTTCTCTTGTAAAGCTTGCTGTTTTAGAGCATAATTTTTTATCTCTTGAGTTGTTTTTTCCTCTTTAATAGCCAATGTCTCACCTCCTAACTAAACATTTTTCTTACTACACCTTTACGAATAGGCATAGCAGCAGCTATATTTTCTTTTTTGGGACGTTTCTTATTTTTAATATGTTCTCTACGAAGTTCTGAGAGTCCATAACAGAGCATTGAGAAACAATACGAACGATCGTCATGCAATTTGTTTTGCTTCTCTGTAGACAGTTCAAAGCCATCTTTACCAGATTCTCGTTTCTTTCGTACCATATTAACCATTTCCTCCTTTAGCGAGTCGATCTGTACTAGACCAAGTTCCTCATCAGGAGATAGTTTATAAATTTTAGTTGAGGCCAAATTTCTTTCTTGAAGTTCTTCTTCAACTAAACGATCTAATTCACCTTTAGACATAGATTTATCTTTATACTTAGCAATTAAATCTTTTTTTGCTTTTGCCATTTCTTTTTCGTCTATATCTAGCATTGTTAAATATCCTTTATTATCATACTCAGCAGTGAAATCTATGAGATCAAGTCTCATCATTTCAATAGCAGCTTCATAGATAATAGATTTATACATAGTAGGCGGTAATAATTTAATTTTATCTACAGCATTAGGAAATTTTTTGACATAATCAGACGACTGTTCTTTATCTATAAGACCTCTATGTAAATATTTCTGTTCACCTTCATGTCCTTCTTCATACCAATCTTCCATAAGATAATCTGCAATATTAACACCGGCACCACCAGAACCAGCATCTATAAAGATATTACTTATGTTTGTATAGTCATCGACTCCATCACCGTTATAGTCAAGGATTAGTTGTTTCAATTTCTTGACCTGTTCAGGCGTACGCATAGGAGTTTTATTCTTTTTACTAAGATCCATAAAATTAATACCATTAGCAATACGCATTCTCCAATTGTCTGAAGAATCTTTATAATATTCTCCAACAAGAACAAAAGAGTTATCCATAGATCTAGCTGGATCATATGCTAAGGCAAAAAGTCTGTCTTTTGTATCATTAAACATAATTGGGGGACGGATAGTAGAATTTTTTACTATCATAGAACGTTTGAAGATGGCATCTGCACCGCCATCAGAAGTGAATATATTGTAATACTCACGAAGAGCTTTTTCTTTATTCTCACGCATTGCATTGTCAACCTTTTCTTTGGTTAACAGAGATGCTGGATAAATCTTACCTCTATATGTAGCATTAAACATAATCTCACAGTTGATGTCTGCTACAAAATGGTCTTTGGAACCCCAGATCATAGCTTTACTGTATTCTTTATACTTTTTATAAAAGTAAGAATCAGTAGTGCTGGCGCTTGAAGTGTAGAGTAATTGGTTAGGCAATTCTTTAGGAAGAGTAGTTACATTTACACTTCCACCCATTTTAAAGTTCTTATCCTGAGCTGTATATGGTTCAATAACCTGAAATACTTCTTCGTCCAGGAAACCAGATTCATCAAAACAAACTGCTTCCGCACGTTTTCCTCTTTTCGCGTTGACGTTACTGTTAAGTGTTTTAACGAAGCTACCATTATACAATCTATAAGTAAAACCTGCAGGATTTCTTATAAAACCATCATTATTGGTCATATTAATGACAACTTCATTCCTAAATACATCAGTTAATCCAGTAAATGACTCAATTTCATTTTTAGCGATAGATACAATCTTTTCAAAAGTTTCTATGGACTGGTCACTGGTGCCAGCGCATATATAACATCTACAATTATTAAGAAGCATACCTCTTGTCATGTAATATAATGCAAGCAATGTCGATTTTCCATAATTTCTGGTACATAACCATAGAGCATACATCTTATCCCAAGAATTCATAAATGTATAGGTCTGCACATCAAGAAGGTCAACGCCTATGAATCTTTCCATAAATTTGGTTGGATTTCTTAAGCCCCATTGTTTAATTTCAGAAAGTTTCTGCATTCCTTCCATTTTTCGTTGAGAAATGATTTCTTCTGTAGGCTTAACAAAAATAGTAGGTGTATCTGGAACCCATATACCAGAATCAGTCTGTTTCATTCCACAATCACCTCATCATTTTCATCAATCAATTTCTTATCTCTGAGGAAATTTTTTAGATCATCGTTCTCTCTACGAAGAATACGTGCTTCTTCAACCGCAGCATCACATTTATTTTCTAATTCCAACACCTTCTGACGTTGAGTAGATATCATTTCAGTATAGTCATTTTCATCTAAAGCCAACTGTTTCATGATTGCAGCAGTACTGGCTTCCGCAACCTGAAGCATACCTTGAGAAGTTCCTATATCAAAAGCATTTACTTCCTGTTCACGAAGCTTCATTTCCTTAAGCTCTTTTACTTTCCCGGTCCAGGTATTAGCACCTTTAGTATTATGATTGCTATGCTTAATACTAATTCCATTATCACGAGCCAAATCAAGAGTAGTTTTCATAATGTCTTTTTTAGTGGCTTCAAGAGCTTTGATAGTAGCAGAATTTTTTATAATAGATTCTGGAGTTTTCTGCAGAGCATTAATTACAGTATTGATTTTTTCAGATTGGTTAAGACTATGTACAATCTCTACACAGGCACCTAACTTCAATTCATCGTCTTGCGTACTTTCATCGAGGAAACCTACTAATTTTCCATACATTAATGGTTTATCTGCATCAGCAGCAGATTCGAATGGATCATAACCAAGAGCTGAAATAACAGTTCTTTTATTGGTTTTATACATTTTTTTTACTTCATCAGAGTTATCTACAGACCCAATAGACGGTAGAAGAGTAGAACTATTGCCACAATCACCATCTTTCCAAGTTAATGTATTATATTGTGGCATAGATATATTTTTTATATAACTAGTCCAGGTATTATTTTTGGGCCGACCAGACATAGTGTTAGCAGCTTCAAGAATAGATTCATCATAAAGCTTTTGAAAGAAAGGTTTGTCTAAATATCTGAGCGCTAACTGGACACTCTGTTCATCAGGGGCTTTCTTATTGCCTTTTAAATCTTCAGAATATGCCAACTTTGCTGCACACATTTTACATATTCTTGTCACACCAGTAGTACATAGAGGATCTGTACTTTTATAAAAGTCGGAAGCATCCTTCAGCTTTCCACACATATTACATGTAAATTTAGTACGCCCTACTTCATAGAGAGCTTCATCAATAGCACGATCAATAACTTTTTGAGCAGGTGCTTTAGGTTTTGCTCTTGGTACAGGCTTTTTTTCAACTTCTTGTGCCACTAGAGCACCTCCTTTTTATCCAATTAAAAAAAGATACCGAAGTATCTTAGTAATAGCAGGTATGGGAGTTGAACCCATCTACAAGCCCTATGAAAGCTCCGAGGAACCGATCCTACGTAACCTGCGGTATTTGTAGACTCAAAAGGCTCATTATCTGTTGCAATCAGAGACAAAACCTTCTAATAAACCTAATCCATGCGTATACACATCTCATAGTAAAACTTATCTACTTGTTTTATGGAATTTTGATTTAATTTGTCAACCTCATGGGAGAAGAGTGATTCGAACACTCAAAGCAATTGCAACGGTTTTACAGACCGCCGTAGATCTCCATCTCTACCGTTCTCCCGGACGTTGCGTTAGGGATTCGAACCCCAGAGGCTTTTACACCCAGACAGTTTTCAGGACTGCACCCTCGACCTACCGGACACGCAACATTAATCTGTCTTTCCAGATTGTCAGGCCGCCCCGCAGCCATTTCCTAATTATAAGTAAAAGGCAGGAGAGTAATCCTGCCTTTCAACCGGAATCAATCCGGTTATCTTTATATTCATGATATGCTACAATCACATAACCAAGAGTTACATGGTAGGATTTTCACCTACGAATTCCCACAGGAGGTGGGCTGTAATCTACATATCTTGTAACGCAAAGCAGAGTAATCGAAACTCAATCCTGTCGGATCACACGACTTAGCAGGTCGGTTCCACACCTTGTGAATTTACTTTGCAGAATAGGAGGGGGGGAGTTCCAGTTCTCCCCAAAGAAACGACTATACGGAAAATGACATTTGAGATTACCCACAACTCTCAAATATATAAACATCCGGTACGGGATTTGAACCCATGTTACTGCATTGAAAGCGCAGTGTCTTAACCGCTAGACTAACCGGACAAATCGCCAACCTGGAATTCACCAGGTCAGCAATTTAATATTTATTTCACTGCATCTTTTAATGCTTTTCCGGCTTTGAATTTAGGTGCAAGATGAGCTTCTGTCATCATAGTTTCTCCCGTCTGCGGATTACGGCACTCTCTAGCAGCTCTTTCAACAACTGAGAAAGAACCGAATCCTGTGAATGCTACTTTTCCTCCGCTTGCCAGTTCATTAGTGATAACCTGAAGAAATGCGTCAACCATTGCTCCAGTATCTTTCTTTGTGATTCCTGTTGTTTCTGCTACTTTTGTAATAACTTCTGCTTTTGTCATAATAATTATTTCTCCTTTTATTCTTTATTATTTACTACGGCATATCTAAATTTATAGCCGTGAGTTTGTTTTAGTTTTCCTTTACACACCTTGCTTATAGAAGATGGATCTAAATTTAATTCTTTAGCTGCTTGACTAATACTTTCATAATTATTGATAATTTCTCCAGAAGAGGAGATTCGATCTATAGATTTTAGGGTAGAATCTTTATAATTCTTTCTTTGATGTAATCTATAAGAAATAATTTCATCAGTGGTCATATCCTTAATGTCATTGAAATACATAAAAATATATCCATGACATGTATTGTTTTTCCCTGATGCAGTTTTAGAAATGTTTGTGGAAGCTATGCCATTAGCTCTGGCACAGTCTTGAACACTTACATAATACTCCAACACTTCATAGTCAGTATCTAACTTTATAATGGGCACAGTTTCATCTATATTGTTAGAAAGCATTCCAAAATTTTTAGGAATACAATTTCTATTATAAGCTTTGTAACCTGCCAAGCCTGATCCACCAAGAGTCATATTATACCCATAATTATATGTATCTAATGTAGCTATCCAATAAATTTCTTTAATATCTAACTCGTCAGGTTGGCATTCTTCAAGTATATAAAAATCAAAGTTCTCAACACCGTATTTATCCATTGCTCTATAAAGAAATGTATCTCTTACTAAAGAACTTGTATGTCTATGCTGAGTCCATCGTGATTTAATATCAATAGATTGACCAACATACTTTTTGTGATTTATTTTATTCTCAATGCAATATATACCACAGGACACTCAACATCAGTCCTCTACAGGGACCTCTGTTTTTTCTGTGACAGCTAAATCAAAAATACAGCCTTCAAATGTATTCTTCAGTGCATTGATAAGATCAACTACCTCGCCATCTACGTAAACAGATCCCTGTTCATCAATTGTAGCCTTCTTGATTTTCATCTGGGTAGTAGTTGTTGTTTTAATTTCTACTCCATTCATCCTTTTCTTCCTTTCACTCTTTCCCACAATTTTAAAGCTTCTCTGTACTCTTTAATATTATCTTTCCTCCAACGAGCACTGTAACGTGCAGAGAATTTTAAAGTAGGTTCTATTGTTTTAATTTCTCCGTCAGGCATCTTTTTCTCATGACTTGGTACTAATTTACTAAACATACCAAATCCTGTGAACAGTCGAATTTCTACATCCTTATGTTCATTTGCTGACAGGAGTAAATCATACACAGTTTCTTCTAAAGCTTCATATATTTCAGCTATATTTTCTTCTTGATAGCCTGTTTTTTCTGAAACCTTAGCAATCAATTCTTTTTTGGAATATTTCATAATATTTCATCAATAGGGCAGTCAACGCCAACAATAGTATCAACAATTCCCAATTCTTTAGCTTCTTCTGGGAACATATAATATTCTCGATCAGCAATACCGTCTAAAAAATCTTTGGTAATAGAAGTATTGGCATATACAAGTTCGGCTAATCTTTCATCACATTTATTATAAAAATTCATGATGTCATTTGCTTTTCTGGAAGTCTGCATAATACCGGTTTGTCCGTCATGAATACAAATTGTACTATTAGGAAAGATATATGATTTATCACAGACCATTGGAATATAACTTGCCATACTTGCAGCCATTCCAATTATTAAGCAATAAACAGGTGTGATACTATGTTTAATACAATCAATGAGTCCCATTCCGAAGTTTACGACTCCACCTACTGAATTTAAAATAATCCAAATAGGCTTTCTTTTATCTTCAGGAACATCTTTATCTTCCTGATTATATTTCAAAATATATAAACAGATGGACTCTAATAGATTGTTATTGATTTCATCGTTAATGATTAATCTACGATTGTCATAGTTGCTTTTGATGATATCAGCAACTAATTCATCTACTCCACTTTTCATAATTGGAAAATCAAATAATTCTTCCATATGTTTCTCCTTGTAATCCTTATATTTTTAGAAGTGATCCTTTTCGAAAAGATCAGCGAAGAGTTTACTGGTTTCTGATCGCACATCTTCTCCAAGATAGATACATCCAAATTTTTCATTTCCTTTAAATTCATTGCACATTTTAATGAGAGGATTATTAATCGTTTTACTTAACAGAGATTGTTTGTAATCACCTGCAAGATAAATTTTACTGTTCTCTCCGAGTCGTGTACCAATAAGTTTAATTTGACTTTCTGATAAATCTTCTGCTTCATCACAGAGAATAACAGTGTCATTATAAGTAGTACCTTTCATAAAGAACGGTACATTAGTATCTAACACACCAGATACTTTCAAACTCTGTAATTCAAACTCTCCGCCATTAAGAGACTGAGAGAGTGGTTCAAAGAATCTCCCAACTTTATCTTCCATGTCGCCTGGAAGGAATCCGATCTCTTTACCTTCACCAGAAACTTCTCGTACACCTAAGATTTTACTATTTCTGCCTTTCTCCTTTACATTGTATAGTGCCATTTGCATAGAAAGATAAGTTTTTCCGCTGCCGTAACCACCGAGAATAGCAGCGATAGTAATATCTGGGTTATTCAAGATATCTAATGCACAACGTTGTAAAGAGTTTTTTGCTTTAATAAATTTGGAAGATGGCAGTTTTAGTGCCACAAACCCCTGACCATCATAGCGCATTTCTTTAGTAGTGCCATCGTCAGTATTTTCAATAATGAGATACTCATTGGTGTACCAAGTTGAATAATCTAGTTCAGCCATAGCCTGATTGATAGCATTAGTATCACCTTTAATTACTTTATATCCTTTATATATCTCGTTAGTAGGCTCTACGATTCCGTACACTGGCAGGTTAAAGACTTTCCTTGCAATATTTTTGCAGCACAAATCATCTGAAATGAATTCAATATCCTGAACTTTAGATAGAGTATAAGCACTAAAAACAATCCTGTTGTCTGGTCTAACTGGATCCAATTCGAAATTTAACAATTGTTTTTCCATTTCAAAATTGTAATTTACTATGGAATACCGATCATGATTCTGATCTAAAAGACGAGCTATATGTCTAGCTTTGTATTTGATATCCTCATCTTTTCGAGAGGATGTTTTGATATTTTCGATTTCTCTAAGAGTTTCATCAGAGATGAAGAATCTTTCTTTGAATGCTGCCTCCTGGAGATTCAGGAGAGCATTGGTATCATAAAATTTAGTAATAGTTAGGCACTCCTTTACAGTGATTTTGCTTTATCAGCATAGTAGTCCTCAATATATCTGTTGTTGCCTGAGGTCTTATAATATCCTACATGATATCCTTTTTTGTTAATGTAACCTTTGTGCGTGTTTCTAATGATACCTTTGTCCATTAGTTTTTCAATTTCTTTCTTAGAAATCGGTTTAATAATAATCAACTCTTTCTATAATTTATTTTTTATTAAATAGATGTTCGTAGATTTCCATACCCCTGTCATTCAGCATCCTGTAGTAAGGTTCCTGAGAAGACTCCCCATTTCTTCTCACAGTCACTCCGGAACAGACTGCGTTGTCACAGCGGAGGATATTTACTCCATCTACTTTTTTCAATGTTTTTCCACAGACAGGACATTTTCCTAAAAATTTCTGTCTGGCAAAATAAAGTCTATTGTTGTTTTTCATCCTTATACCTTCCCTTTCATATATACTCAATCAACGAAATCTCGCAAACGCGCCTGTAGAGCGCATTTGCGGAGACATTGGTTTAGTTTGATAGCGTTACATATGCCTTTTTTCTCTATGTTTAGCAACTCTTTGACGAGTTTTTTCTAAGTCAATAATATTTTGACATTCGGAACAAAGTACAGAACGATTATTTTTAGATACTGCAATAAATTCTTTACCGCAACAATCACACGTAATAAGTTTTGTTTCATCCTTGGCACTTTTATTCTGGCAATCGGTGCAATAAGGTGAACCGCCTTTAGAATATTTCACTTTATACGGCTTCCCGCAGCGTTTACACAGCTTTATCTTAGACTTCGGGCCCAAGTTCTGATACTGATAGCCCAACTCACGCATATCTGTAATTTTAAGCACCGGATCAGACTCATTATCAACAAATGTGATTCTTATATTGAAGCGAGTTATCTTTTTACTCACTTCAACCAACCCCAATTCCTTTAAGTCATAAATTATGTACGGACGATCATCTACTTTACAAGTTACTCTGGCAAGGTTGAAATATACGTCCATAGAATAATTGATCCAGTTATTATTGGTTTCTGATTTTAGATTGTTAAACTTGGCAATGACTAAAAGAGTGAATGCAAGTCTTTCCCTGGCAGGATTCTTGATTTCCTTGATGGTATCTAACTCTTTCTGCGTAATAGGTATATAATCAATGTTCAACAGATCTCTCTTCTTAGCTTTACCAATACATTTGTCTATAAATGAGTACCAGTTATTGATATCAAAATCAGAATCTACTTTGGAAGCAAATTCTTCTATACCATTATAAATTTCTTTCTGAGTATACTTTTCCTGATACATATATCTAGTTAGAAGAGCTATGTTTGCTCCTAAATCTTTAGGGCTACAATCACCGAGTTCTAACATTTTTTCTATATATTGTTTTTCGTTGAGTATTAAATCCATTATTCTTCGCCTTTCATTTTTACTTTTTTCATTGAGAAGTGTTCGCCGCAAAACTCTATATCACCGTCTGGATCCTTTACAGGAAACTGCGCATAACCATCTGTTCGAGAAAGAAGGTTATCAATAATAGTATCTCCGGACATCTCCCAGACGAAAGTTTTACCCTTTTTTGTGTTATATCCCAAATCAACCAGAATGTTACAAAGCTTTTCTGCGTCTGGAACATATTCTGCACACTCTGATTCAAAAGTCATTCCAATAGGAGTTAAAGAAGTATCTTCATACACAGAGCTATGGCGGCTCATTCTGTTTGCATAAGTTTTGTTATATTTATCATAGATACGTTTTATAAAAGCCTTATCCTTATTTGTGTAGGTGACATCTGACTTCAGAATAGAACTGTCAAACGGTACCTTACTTTCTTTTACATCAGCCAGTGTTTTCTCAATTTCCCAACAGAGTTCATTGACTACACAGGTTTCTGCATTGACTGGATAGAATTCTTTATAGAATTTAAGAAACTCTGCCTGTTCTTCAGTCAACTCTTGTGATGACAGCAGCTCTTCCAGCGGAATATTAAATCTGGACCTGCTCACGGCATCTGATGTTTTGATGTAGTCTTTGTATTCTTTCATAAGAGTAGGGTAGTTGTAGATGAAGAAGTACGGCTTCTTATCTGCACAAATTCTCTGATTGAATTCCTTCTTAGATATTTCTTCTGGTGTATCTGTTTCTTCTATACGGTTGTAGCTATTGTCATACCAATGTTTTGGCATAGGTTTAGCGATGATTCCTTTAGCTTTATCAATAGAGTTCTGTTGGAACAGCTGCCCACACAATATCCTGTAGTCTAAGACTTTATATTCCTCACTGTCTTTCGGGAACCTTGCCTGTAAGCATATCTGTGAAGTGATAACATTAGTAATAGGACCAATCGCATCACCGAAAGAACCTTTATTAGCTTGTATCATATCTGTCTCAGTCGGAATTACCTTGTTTCCTTTACGTTGGATGCAATAGATTGGCGGTAGGTTTTCTGTATGTTTTAATAAGATAGTATTGTTAGTAGTAAACATTAAGTCTCCCGACTTAACACCTTATGTTTCCATAAGGACTAGACTATATCTTCATCTGTAGCTCTATCACCAAGATACAGATGCTCGGCACTTCCCCTGCGAGGATTCCACTCACAAGGTACTCTACTTGCTTCTTTACTTAAGTATTTCTCTTAAGCTATGCTTTCGATAGTCGTTGAACTTTTCTCATTATTGAGACTTAGCACAGTATTGTCTTTGGAAAAATAGTATGTGTGTTTATATATGTTACCTGTTTCTATATAATATGGGATTCTTCCTGCTAGACCTGCCGGAGATGAAGAAGAGTGCAGTTGTTTCAACACATATTCTGCGCATAACTGCATGTATGGAAAAGTTGCTATTACATTTTTGTCTTTATCTAACAAACATACTGGAATAGCTCTTCCATTCTGTCCTCCGGGACGAGATTGTTTTTCTTTTGAATATGCAGGATCAGCTTTGTACTTCTGACTGAGCGTGGTGTTTCCGTAGTTGGGATTTTTCTTGCCACTATAATCTAACGTCTGCGAAGCATGTCTGCCAGCAGCGAGAGTATAGTCAATATTTTCTTTATGTGAACACCATTCTAAGTTATCTACACTGTTGTTTGTGCGATTGTAATCTTTATGATTTACTTCCGGTAAATTTAAAGGATTAGGGATAAATGCTTTTGCTACTAATCTATGAACACTGGCAACTGTTCTGTTTCCTGTTTTACCGACAGTAATACACATGTACCCATCTGAATTCATACGTTGTTTTATTTCCTGATGATATTTCGCTCTACCACGATTATGAGTACTAAATATTTTTCCATCTTCACGAACTATGTAATCAATACCTTTTACATTTAAAATTCTTTCTTCTATTGTTCTCACCTTCTTTTTTATAATCTATTTTTCCAATAAGAGTTCCACTGTTAGCCCGGTACTTCCGGACACCTTACATTTGTAAGTTCACCGAGTTTTACATATACATCGCTGTATAAGGTGACAGAGTTTTATCACAATCAGCTCCATTAAGAGCTTCCTTAGTACTATCCCATGAGTTTAACAACATGCATGTGTTTATATATCTATACCAATAAGTCATATCAGGAGTCCCTACTATCTTAAGCTTACGCACATTGTATTTGCTTGTCATAGGTGCTCTGAAGCAGCAGACCTCGCTGACTCCTCGATCAAGCCAATGTTTATGCCAGCATTCCCCAGCATGGAGTAATCCTGTGACCGGTAAACCAAAGATACTCTGCATCAAGCTATACGGATCCCCTCCAATGATGGCAAAGTTACCCCTTACTTTGAGTACACCAATCTTGGCCTGTCTGATTTTTTTCTTTATCATATTGTAGATTCTGTCTCTGATGTAAGGATCATGAATCATCTGTGGCTCAATCATGAGAGCATTGATATACGGTTCTTCATCAATATAGGAATCTTCTGTAAGATTTGTTCCTCTCAGAAATAGGAGTGACTTCCTGTAATCTAATCCAAGGATTTCTTGAATTTCTTCTACTGTAGGACGGACCAATTCAGTTACTTCTTCCGGTGTAAGGTGGTAATTCTGCAGGAACTGGTAATTTGTGCTTCTGTACTCATCAAGTCTTGCAGGAGCAGTCTTGGCTATAGATATTTGATAATGATATTTTTCTATATTGGACCAGTAATCTTCGAAAGAAGAGTAGGAATCCCATAATTTAAGCATAGAAGTAGTAATAATCAGTTCAGACTCTCTGATATCTCTCATATCTCCCCAGGCATCTTTTATATAGAAGTTTTTCGCTATAGATTCCCCAAAAGCTAAGTAATCCATTGTGAAAACCATGCCCTTTGTCCATGGAAGTCCTCTGAGATTACAGCCAGATAAAAAATCTTCTTCTTCGTCAAGCTCTCTTGCCCAACGGTAAGAGAGTGATGGAAGCATGATTCCGTAACCGTCTGATTCCGTAAGCTCTATTTCTTGATCCTTGAGGAACTCTACTATTGGTTCATCAGACTGAGAGTCATCTACACGAATAATGTCTTCTGTGAAATGAGTAATGCAGTCAGGAACGACTATGATCCCTTTTGGCATACTTACTGGAATACTACCGGAACAGATCAGTGCCTGGTACGCTTCAAGTTTAGCTGGCACAAATTTTTGTTCTAGGTTCCTACCGCAACAGAGACGCTCATAGAGCTGGGGATATAGCCTTTCAGAGACATAAACAATAGTAGAATTCTTTATGCCCCCGTTGGTGCCTAGGAGTCTGTGATATTTTATTCCATTGATAGAAAAGCCTTTATTGGCTCTGTTATAATCAGACATTTTATCAATGATCAGACACATGTAATCTGGAACAAATTGAAGATTATAGAATCTTTTATAGAGATTTGCTATGAGAGTATCTTTCTTAGAAGAATCAGATTTTTTGAGACGCTTGATTTCTTTCTTTATATAAGAAGCTTCTTCTTCTCTGGCTTCACTGGTGTCTCCGTTGAGTTCATCAATGAATCTGAGAATCTGGCTATCAGACAGAGAAATAATGTCTTCTGTGTTTAGAGCTTCCTCTAATGGATATTCCAGCTTCCAGCGTGATCTACGAAGACGTTCACTGTGGAGCTTGAATAAGTATCTTTTACATTTTTTCTGCTTTGCTATTGTAATCATTCCTTTCTTTGGTAGCGAGCTATGAGGGTCTTACTTTCTTTCTCTCACTCGCTTTGCTCATTCGTTCAATCAGTTCGAGTTGGATTTATTACACCTGTAAAAAACAACAATTATTATTTATATAAAAAATAATTACTATATTTTTTTGGTGTAACAAAAAACAATCAACGTCTGAACGCAAAATTTTTTCAGAAGCAGCTGCTTTAGGCGAGGCGCTTAACCGCCGAGTGTAGAAAGTAGCGCTGAAAAAACTTTCATGTGTTCAGACCTCAGGCTTCGCCTTTCGCTCTATTGCAACCTGACAGCGGTGTCAATTATTGAATTCATTTTCTTATTATTCAGTGCATCACATTTGGAACTTGCATCTTTCAACTTTTGTATTATTAAATTGTTTAGAGTATGAGGATCTGATAATGGAAGAGTATTAAACTGCTTAATCTCAGTAAATACGTAACATTTTGTATATCTTTTTACTCCTAGCGGCTCCAATTTTTTAAGAATAAAATCAGTATATTCTTTTGCTTTGGAACTATGTAAGATAGACCATTCATCTTTATATGAAGTTTGTGCCAAAGCTTGAGCTTTTACATCTTCCATGTAGTCTATTGGAATGTCTACTGGTTTGTGTCCTTCTTTGAATGTATAGGCATAGTCCATATGATATGAAATACAACCTTTCTCTTCAAATTTCCTCAAATTTATATATAATATTTGTGCAATGATACAATTTATTTTTTTATGAAAATATCTATAAGAAGAAAGAGAGAGTTCTGTTGCATTCACACAATCTAAAAAATATTTTGGTCTCGTGAATCTGTCACTCGTAAACCCTAAGAGTTCATAAAGGTCTGTTACGGAATATTTCTTATTGAGTTCCAGATGCTGTAAGTTTGCATAGATTGCTGAGTTATATTTTCCATGTGGACAATACTCTTTTTGTTTACGTTTAGGTTTAGTCTTAGGTTCTTTATATATTTCGTCAATGATCAATTTGTGGGTACCTGTAATTTTTTTCCATGAGAAATATAATTTGAATTTTTCCTGCTGTAGAACATAGCCTTTTCCGGCAGGCATCTTCTGACCAGTAAGAGCTACTGACAGTTCCTGCATGTTCTTAAATTCCTGACCGGGTAAAATTTTTGTGGTGTCGATCAAGTTTCTTACCTCCTAAATAATGGGTTTATTTGAGTATATGGATCAAATTTCTTTTGTAAGAGGCTCACTGTAAAGTTGTAAGCCTCTCACTGTAAAATCAAAATTTACTTACAGATTTCATAATACTGAGCAGACAGTTTCTCAATGTCTGGACCGAAGATTACACATGCTATTTCAGCTAGATCATTGAACATACCAATGTGCTCTATGTAATCTAAACGGTTCTGTAGCTTAGGCTTATGTGTCTCATTGTAATGTTCAAGCTGTACTTTAGTATTCATATGAAACTTATTGTCGAACTCTCTGTAGAGGAATGGCCAACGAGTATGAGGACTTCCTCCGAAGCGTACAATTCTATTGAGGATCTGACGTTTATCTGCTAATGGAATGTCTGATGTAAGATTACGAATGATGTCTTCCTGATGTGAAATAGTGTGATTCTGCTGCTGAATTGTATTGTTCTGTTGCTGGATAGTATCAAGAGTAGTTTTAAAAAGAAGTCGAGTGTTCTGATCTGCAAATGGAAGATAGGTGTCTAGGAAAAGATCGGATTGTGATGGGTTAACGTAGCCCCCTGTCTTACGGATAGAGGGGAGTACTTCTGATGTAACCCAGTGCTTGAACTCTTTTGCTGATGGAAGCTTGCTGCTGAGGATCAGAGAGTAGAGACCGGATTCGTTGATAATGGTCATTTGCTGTGTTCCGGAAGGTGTTGCCATTTTAGCAACACCTCTATCTTCATTCTCAATCTTCTTTGAAATTGCACTTCTAGGATCAGAATAACCTAGAGCTTCTGCTACATCTTTACCTACAAACCACACTTCGTTATCAATTTCTACTGTTCTGACAGTGCCAAATTGTGGGTGAGTGAACACTGTTGGGGGTTCTGATACTGATTTTTCTTCTGTAAAAGTAGCAATATTATTATTTACAAACCAGTTTACTGGCTTCTTGTCAGGTGCCAACTGTTCGAATCCAGAGAAATTGATAATAATATGTTTATGGCCATCTAGGATGATATGATCTATATTTTCCGGTGAAACATGGTATTTTATAGCTTTCCATGTGTCTTTGTATCCACAGATGGCTGCAACATCTTTGCCGATGAACCATGTAGTGCCTTCAATGATAGAGTATCTGAGAGGGATTGAAATTGAATCATTAGTGTGGTATAGTAATGTGTGGGTATTAGTAAAAGTCTTCATATAAAATGCTCCTTATGATTTATAAACTTGTTTACAGGTTAAAGCTTCAAGCTCATCATAGTCATACTCAGTTAAGTGGGAATCTGTAGTATTGATCAGGAACTCGTTGGGTTCGAAAGATGAGAGAAGTGAGTCTAAGAGTAGAAGAGTGTTTTGTACACCTAGATTGTAGCCTTTTACTGCATCTGGAGGTGCAGTAGATAAAATAGCTGATCTGTGGGAATCAAGTTGTTTTTGGAGTTCTTGAGTAAGATTGACTCCAATAAAAGTAATGTCGTTCATATGTGCCTCCTGTGATTTCTATCCCTTTCGGGATAAGTGTATTATAGCATTAACCATGAAAAATGTCAACAGAATTTTACAAACTTGTTTAGAAAAATAAAAACAGGTGAATCAGGAAAACATATATAATAAGGAAGAAACTCTGATCTGGAAATCGAGTAAGAGAGATGTGATGATCGGAGAATCTGGGAACATGGATCCGAAATCTGAACTTGGTGTCAAAAAAGCTCTGCATCCCCCGGAAACACTGCATTTTTGCGGATCTCAGGGCATAAGTACCCCCGGTCTAAAACGTGCGAAAATGCTTATTTTCAAACCTTTAGTGGGCAGATATGAACAGTTCGGGCTGATTTTGACTGTTTCTGACTGAAGTGGTAGGAATGCTATGAATTGTGCAATGGTAAGATGTATCGTTTTACAAATGCCCTGTTTTCAAGGCTTCACAGTGCTAAAGCGGATACCCGTAGTATACTTTAATAAATCAACGCAAGAAAGTCATACCGTGGCAAAATTTTACAGTATTGAAATTTTACAATTGAATAATTATGCAGTGATAGCACATAAAAACTTTACAGTACTAAAGCAATCAGAATATTCAGTCAATATAACGAATTGTATTGAATTGTGTCTGGTTTCTCTGCTCAAACCATAGTGTTTTTAAGATTGTCAATGCAATTTTGCTTTAAAATTCAATGTTTCAGACAATTGTTTTCTTATGCACTGAATTATCTAACAATTATTACTAGAAGTTTAATTGTATATACAATTCAACAAATTGAATAGAAAAGAGGCTATAATTTATGTCAAATTATGAATATAACAAGAAATATGCTAAAGAATGGGACAAAAAGAACATGAAAAACGTTGGTGTCAGTTTACGAATTGAACAATACGAAAAACTCAAACAATATTGCGATTCTAACAATATTGCAGTATCAGCTTTTATTAAATCACGTATTGCAGATATAATTGATTAAACTTTACTAATTAACACTCTATTCTAAATATTTAATCTATTCTAAATATTCAGATGTATTACACTATGTATATAAGTACATACAGCAGTACGTCTTACACTCTGTATGCAGACTGTCTGATTCTGACAACCTTTATTTTTCCGCTTTAATAGGAAGTAATTTTTCACGAAAAAACTTTTTTTCATGCCAAAAAGCCTGTATTTATACGGCTTTGCGAGCTTTTACAAACGTGTAAATAAAAATATTTTAAAAAAAGCTATTGACAAACTACCTTAAGGGTAGTATGATAAGCGTGTCGATAAGGAAAGGCGGTCGACAAGTTCAAACAGTGGTTCTGGAATCCACAGAAAAATTCTTAAAACAGTAAATAAAACTTTTTCAAAAAAGTTATAAAAAGTACTTGACACAACCAAACAGTTGTGATAAAGTACAATCATCAACAAGAGCACAACTTGTTGAGTAACAAAAAAGCCCTTGCGCTAACAAGGGCAGAGATAACTGAATAGGAGGTGATTACATGAACCTTAAAGGTTTTGACGTTCCAGATGGGTTCATGGGATGGGTGGACTCTATCCAGCGGTATATGCTTTTTGCTTCATACCGTGACTATAGAGAATACCTTGAGCCATAGGGGGCTTTTGCCCCCTAAACCCTAAACAGTTATTGTAACTATTATACCATATTGCCTTGCATGATGCAAGAGTACGTTCCTTGAAATCATATATAGTTAGTGCGTCTACACCTTGATGGGTAGCTTGCCACGTCCAAACTTTCACCTTGATGGGATTGTCTGGAATCTCTAGTAATAGAGCGCAAGAGTGCTGTCTATATTACATATGCTTATTAACAGTCTACGGACTAACTATATATTTTTTTAAGTGATAAACAATAAAATAAATCCACAGGAGGAAATTATTATGTCAAACAAAACTTTTAAAATTACAATCACAGGAAAGAATGAGAAAGAGTTATTTGCACCAAAACAGGTTGTCAATGTACAGCGGTTTGGTGAAGATGTACAGTTAGAATACGACAGACAGCACTATTTACAGTTGTCTGATAAATATTCTAAAGCTGTTGCATCAAGAACAAAAGCCCTTGAAAAGGGTGAAGTATCTAAGGCTAAAAAAGCTGACCTTGACGCTAAAGTTGAGTCTGCTAAAGAAGCACTTGACACTTTCAAATCAGAGCTTGTTGAAAGATATTCAGAGGACAGTTTCTGCCCTAAGCCTACTAGCAATCGCATTGCTTCCGTCTATGTATGGGCTTACTTCCAGACAGGCGGTACATTCACACTGACAGGCTTTCATTCACTCTATGTCAATGCTAAAGACTATCAGGCTACTTACAATGACGTTGAGTCATTCGACGCTGATAGACAGCGTGATTTCAAATATGTGAAAGAACTCTGTAAAGACATCATGTCACCAGTATTCAATACTGCCAATGACGGTACAGATGATTCCATGTATAAAAACTTCACATTAGGTGCTACACCAGCATGGGTTGCTAACAACTTGTGTGCATTCATCTGGGGTAAATTACAGGCAGGCTCTAAGGGCTTAAAGCGTAACTATGGTAAAGAAGTCGAAGCATCCAGACAGCTGATTCTGTCTTATCTTGAATACTTAGGTATTCCAGTAGATGACGCTATCAAAGTATCAGCAGAGGAATCTATGGAGACTCGTATGGCTTAATCGTACTGATATGCTCTGCCTATGACTTCGGTCGTAGGTAGTCATATCAATATGATAGGAGGAATTAACTATGAAACCATGTTCACAGGTCAGAGGTTTTGGCACTAACTTTCACAACTATGTGTTACCTCTTTACAGCCTTTTTGGTAATGTCAATGGCACACTTTACGTGTGTATTAGACCACATTACAGAGTGTCACGGCTCAAAGTCTGGAATGGCTACAGATGGGTAGACACCACTACTAAAGACCATCCAGATATTAGACATTTCATTATAGCTTTCATGAACTCTGCTGATTTTATCAGTGAAGAACCTGTAAAATGTCGTAGAGATACTAGAGCTATAGCTTCCATGCTTCCACGTGAGAAGAAGCATCCACAACCTATGTATGGCTCAAAAAGCGGCTGTTACTCACAGGCACGAGTTGACGGTCAGGGCTATAACATCTCATGGGAAGAAGATTCCAAACCTGTATTCGGTCATGGTTTACCTGTCAAGTATTCCGAAGGTCACAGATTACCGCCGGTGGGCTTTAATAGCTTCGAAGGCTACACCGACACGCCAGAAGCACGTCGTAGAGATGGCATGAAGATTAAACAGATTAAGTGCAGACCGGGCAAGGTCTATGTTGTTGAAACACAAGCAAAAAAATAATATGAGTTATGCCACTCTAAAAGGCAGGAGGAAAAATTATGACAAAGATCTACACAAGAATCATCAACAAGAAAACCACATCAGTAGAGCTGAAATCTGTTTTAGGCAGAGAACTCTACATTTGTAACAATGGAAACTGGACAGATGTTCTCAACGAATTTTCTTTCAGCTACACACCAGAACAGTTCTGCCAGTATATTGCCGACTATGAAGCATGGGCGGAACTCAACAATGTCTATGTAGAAATTCTGGAAGGTAAAGCAAAGCACAGGGAAATCATCAACCTTGTTAAAGAAAAACTGACAGAATTCTTTAGCGAATATGATTACACCTTCTTTCCTAAGTTCTACAAAACTCTTTCCGCAAAGGAAAAGAAAGCAGCTGTACTGATTCTCAGTCACAGTGAATTGTTTGACTATGGATGTATTCCAGTAATGTATCCAAGCACAAACGAACTCTCTCTTCTCTGGAAAGGAAATAAGAAGCTTAAAAAATGTCTGTTCGTTCCTATCAAGGGACCGGATTATGAACTCACTGTAAACATGTTCACAGGCGAAGTAGTAGAGTATGTGGACATGGACATCATAGAAGGGAATTTCTAGGAGGGCAATCATGCAGAATTATAAAACCAGAATCGCGCAAGCAAAATCAAGTTTCGAACTTTCCTGTATCTGGGAAGAAGTTCGCAATGCTTATTGGATTAAAAAGACTATCAGTAAGAAAATGTACGAAAAACGTTCTGCTGAAATTGCAGCTAGGAGGAAATCATTATGAACAAGGCAGACAGAATAAAAAAGAAATTAATCAAGGAAGTAGTAATTCCTTCATTATTAGGAGTGTTAATAGCACTCCTTTTTTTATTGGCTGTAGTAAAACCTACAGGAGCTACAGAAGACAGTACCCGTCCAATGATAGGCACTGTATATTTTGTTTCAGGGAGAAGTATCTCAATAGTTTCTCCTGATAAGCGCACTTGGAGTTACAAAGGAAAAGGCTTCACAGTAGGTGACACAGTATCTTGTGTTGTGTCTAATAATGGCACATCCAAAACAGTAGATGATTATATCAAATCGGCTGTTGTGAGCGAAGGACAACCAATAGAAATAGAAGCAGCTGAAGAAGGGGCTTTAGTCCACTTCGCAAGCGAAACATGGTATTTAGAAAGAAGGTATTAATATGAACTTAGAAGTATTATATAAACAGTTCTCTGGCAATGATTCATTCAAAACACCAGAGGACAGAAAGTCAGTGTATCTTGAGTCATTAGAGAAAATGTATCCAGGAATTCTTTGCTCCATTGGTCAATGTATGAGTGTAAAGTTAACAGGTGATCCTTATGAAGATGAAGGATTCTACACAACAGAAATGAGAAAATCAGATTATCCATGGTGGATAGTGACTACTTCTGTCGGAGACGAAGGAGCAATAGCTTTATTCTATCCGGGAGCAATGGAACGCTTGGCAATGGTACTAGGCGAAAGTTACTATGTAGGATGTGCTGGAGATGATCGAGCAATATTAATCGGTGAAAGTTTTATGTCTTTGGAAAGATTCCAAAATCTCTGTCAGAGAAAATATCAAGGCAAAGGATATTTTTACAATGCTGAAACAGGAATCTTTTCACTTGCACAAGGGAACTAGATAATTTATAATCTCTGTAGGAGGTATAAACCTATGCAGAGAATTATTAATCCAGCCTTAGCCAAGGCAAACATGAGCAAAACGGAACTTGGTGCTCGTTTGGGAGTAACTCAACAGAATATATCTAAAAGAATCCAGAGAGGCAAATTCACTCTTGATGAACTTCAAGAAATAGCTCGTTGTATGGGAGCAGAATTTAACTGTTCCTTTGATTTCCCAGATGGAACTAAAATAGGGACAAAAGGAGAGTGATATATGTATTACGTTAGTATATTACATAGAGTACCGTATACTACTGTAGAATACACAACGGAAACTTACTTTATAGATGAAGTAGCAGCGGACAATTGGATTGATAAAATTTTTATGCCGCATGAATTTCATCCAGACTTGTGTACTATAGTAGACAGAGGACCAGCCTCATGGTCTAAAATAGGAGTGCTTTGCGCAGACTAAGACATCTCGAAAGAGGTGTCTTTTTTATTGGAGAAAAGAAATGGCAGTATCAGAAGCTCAGAAGAGAGCAAGTAAAAAATATTTCGATAATAACTACAGACAAGTGAAACTGTCAATGCCTATTAAAGAAGCGGAAACTTTAGATATATATTGTAAAGAACATAAATGTAGCAAAGCTGGCTTTATCCGGGCATTGATTAGAGAAAAGTTGGAGGAGTCATCATGACAATTAAATATACAACCGTTCGACTGCAACGGAAAGAGGCTCTTTTGGGATACATAGTACCTAAAGGAGCCTTATTTATTAGAGGTAATGGACTTCAGTTTGTATGTACTGAACGTCCAAAGGACCCTATGAACATTCCTGTGTTAATGTTTCAGAATGGAAACTGGCACAGAATTTCAGTGTCTGTTATGTATAGCTATCTTGCAAGAGAGATAGTGAATTTTATCTAAAGGAGGAGTTTTGTTTGAATAATGTCTACACTATTCAAGAGATTATGACTCTGAAATTCTGTGAGTTGTCCAATGTAGTGTATGAAGCTATCTTAGCAGAACTCACAAGGCAATATGAAGATATGATTGATAGACTGTTGCCTATCTTTGATAAGGCACCTGTATATCAGTTAGACCAGTATGTAGACATATATAAATTTATTATTGTTATATAGAAAGGAAAATCATTATGAAGAAATTATTATTTATCTTAGTAGCATTATTAGTAGTAGCAACACCTGTAACAGCAGCAGATTTCACAGATGGTACAGAAAGCGAAATCCTAGACATTCCTGGATTACAGACAATGGATGGTTATTATCCTCTGACAGGAATTGTAACAGAAGTAGAGTCTGTTGACTCAGAAACAGATCTGATTACTATTACATGTGCCAATGGAAACATGTTCTCTTGGTATTCAGATGCTAGTGACTGTTGGGAACTCTATGACCTTGCATCCTGTATTATGGATGCAAATGATACCAAGTATGTCTATGATGACGAAGTTGTGTTAGCTCATTATGCAGGTGGACTTAAACATTTCGTACAGTATACAAGGGAGGACTAATTATGAAATATAAACTTAGAATCTATTTCAAAACAGGTTTCAACAAAGGGAACCTAAGAAAAGAAGAGTTCTTTCCTACAAAGGAACTGATGCAGGAAAGATATGAGGAACTGTTTAATTCTAAAGACTATGCTCTTAATCCTACAACATGGGAATTGATAGGAGATGAGTGGCTAAGAATTTTTTAAGTAGAAAATAAAATATACTGCATAAGCAGTATATTTAAGCATCTTGAATTACTCAAAAAGGGGTAGCATGAAACCTAGGGCTACCCGTTTTCCTCCAAGATGTTTAACTATGCTACTTAGAAAGGGAACAATATGTTAAAGAAGGTAACCAGAAGAGAAGCACAGAAAGCACTCATTGCAGGAAATCCTGTATATTTGCTTCCTAATAGAATGCAAGTGGATTCACCTTGGGCACATCCATTCAGAGTGAAAACTCCTATGTCAGAAGAGAAATTTAATCGTCTGATAATGAAGTACGAGCATGCCTGTTGTACTGTAGATACAGGAACTGGAAGTTTCTGTTATATAGATGCTTGACAAGAGAACGGATGTTTGCTATTATAAACACGTAAATAAAATCGGAAAGGAGAATAACGGTGAGACATATTTATGTAAAGACACCTAATGGTTTAGGTAAATTAAATTTTTATGACGGATCATTATGGTTCTCTCACTACATAGTAGACCATTATAAACATGATCCAAAGTTTTACTCTGGATACTATGAAGGAAGATATATAACTAACGCATCATGCTATAGCAAAAGAGATATCAAATACCTCAGGAAGAGACCGCTGATTGATCTAATTACTAAAAGGAAGGAATACGCCAATGCAAAACATATATGTATACGACCCTTACGGAAAAGTAGGGAAACTGATATGGTATAAAGGTAGAGCGTTTTATTCTTATGTAGTCACTTATAATCATTCCTATGAGTTTTTATACAATGGTTTAATTGATGGTAGAGCTGTTATAAACTGTGCGGTTTATAGTAAAGATGAAATCAAGCTCTTGCATAAGAAACCATTGAGACATTTTATAGAAAAGAGGCAAGGCAAATGATAGGAGACTACATTAAAGACCCATCTTGTGGGTTAGGCAAAGTTATAAAACTCAGACCTGGCAATGAACTTGTGTACTTTTTCAAAGCAAATGATAGCCTACATGATGGTGTAATAGAGCCAGGTTCCTGTCCAGACAACCATGGTTGGTGGTTTAGTCATTACGACATTAAAATAATGAAGTGTCCTCCTCCACTGGCATCATTAATAGAGAGGAGGCAACAATGGAAATAGGTGATATAGTGTGGCGACACGACTACGGCGTAGGGAGAATAGTAGATATTAATATTTATAGTTTAACGCCATATTTAGTTTATTTTTATAAAGAAGATAATCGCTTACATGATGGTGGTGGTAAAGGTCCAGATTGTCACTATTGGTTATGTTTCAAAGGATCACTTACTCTTGTACATTCAGTGTCTTTGTGCAAGCTAATAGAAAGGAGACGCAATGAAAACAGGTGATATAGTTTTTCATCAAGAGTACGGTGTAGGCAAAATAAAATTTATTGATGGCTTAGCATATTTAGTTTATTACTATAAAGAAAATCCTTTATTACACAATGGATTTATTGGACCTAATTTCCATTATTGGTGGAGCTATGCTGAAGACCTGAAACTTATTTCATCTGTCCGTACACTAATAGAAAGGAGGCAGCATGGTTGATTTAAGAAAGAAGCTCCGGTCTGGAATGATAGCTGTCACACCAGCAGGAAGCTATCTTGTTCTTACCGATTGCGAGACGGCGAATTATGGCAGTCAAGATTTTTGTATTATTGGACCTGATGGTTTTATGATAGGCAGTAATTACGATGAAAATTTGAGCACTATTCGTGGCATTTGCTCTATAAAAGCTCTATATAAGTCAACTGTAAATGGACTTACTTATGAAATGAAATACAAAGATAAAGATTTAATTTGGACAAAGGATCCAAAAAATCTTAAAGAATTAATCATATCAAGGAGGTTTTCAAAATGAAGACAGCAAAGGAAAGACTCTACAGAGTTGATTATGCCGAGGAAAAACTCGGTGACACAGTAACTAAGGAGATGATGAATACCAGTGAGTATGAAAAAGGCTACGGAATCATTCAAGCCCTTGAATCATGCGAAACAAAGGGAGAACTTGATGTTTTAGATGAGGTTCTGGCTGCTCTGTGCGGGCATGGTATTGAATACCTTGTTAATTTAATAGAGTGCAATTATTAAACTATGAAATAAAATTAGAGCTGTGAAAACAGCTCTTTTTTATTATATAAAAAAAGAAAAGAGGAAAACAAAATGGAAAACATCGTTTACAACACAGTTATGAGCAACTTATTAATTTCTGGAACAAAGGCATGCGCAGTAATTCCAAGGGAACTGATGTCTGTTGATCCTGCTTATCAGCGGTTAGAGACACGAAATCATAGAAAAATTAAAGCGATGCATGACAATTTTGATCATATGATTATGGATGCTTTGTTAGTAGTGCCACATCCAGAAGAAAGCACATTTTCCATAGTGGATGGCTATGGTCGTTTTATTGCATCAGAAGGTATTTTAGATAAGCTCGAATGTGTTGTTATTACTTCAGCCCCATCTGATCCAGATGAGAGAAGACATTTCGAAGCAAGTATCTTTACAAGACAGAGCTTGTATACTGAAAAAGTTACTCCGCTGCAGATGCATAAGGCAAATCTTATCTTAGGTGAACCGAATGCTGTAGCGTTGCAGGAAGTGGTTGATGAATATAATTTAAGCATTGCAGAAGACAAAGGGGTAAGAAAACCAGGAACTATTGGTAGTTACACATCCGCTTACAGGATAATTAAAGCAAAAGGTAAGATAGCTTATGAAAGTATTATATCTACTTGTTGTAAAGCTGGTTATAACTTATCAGGAGATGGATTATGTGACAAGATAATTAGGAACTTATATAAAATTTATTGCTTCTACGGAGATATTGGATTAGTAAAAGTATTGCCTATTATGAGAGGAACTGAGCCAAGTACACTTAAAGCAAAAGGAATAGCTGCTTATCCAGAAAGAGTTGAATTAAGTCTTGCTCTCTACCTGCAGGACTATCTTGTATCTCTTGGTGAACCAAAACAGTTTAACGAGAAAGGAAAGAAAATTTCTTAAACAAGTTTGTAAAAAGTATTGACAAGTTTTACAAACTGGTTTATAATGCAGTTACAGTTAAGAAAGGAGAAAACAAATGGCAACACTTATTAGTTTATATAAAGATAACAGAATCACTTCATCAGAGGTAGAATCTAAGGACATTGATATTGTCCTTGGATTCCTCTTCAAAAACTATGTCTTAGGAGAAGACATCACAGAGAACTTTGACTCAAAGTTTCTCTACATTGAGGACAGCAAGTTTAAAATGAAACCTCTAAACAAGAAAATAAAAAAGTTTACGCAAGAAAAAGAGGATTCTGTAGAGGTTCTGATTCAGTTTGAGGAGCTCGCTAAGAGCTACGAAGCAGCTTATATCTTTGACCAGTATGAGGTATTCAAGTTTGAAAACGGTGACTATAAAGATCTGGATGAGAGAGATTATAAACTCTCCATTTGTAAGCACTGCGGAAAGATTATTTCCGGATCTTTAGTCAATGATTATTGTCCAGAATGCTTCGTAACCTATGGAGTACAGGAAGTGTTTGAACAGATCCAGTCAGACGACAAAGAGCTGTATACAGAGTACGAGACAGTATCAAAAGTAATGAATACTGTTGAAGCATTCTACGAAAAAATCAAAGACAAGGGAACTTTAGCTGTACAGAGAGCAAGAGAAATCTCTGAACAGTACTTAGGAAAAGAACAGATTCCTGAGGAGCTCTATGAAACAATTTTAGGAGGATTTGTAGCATGAATAAGGAAACAATGAAACAGGGTATGATTAAGGTTCTTAATATGTATGATATCCCTTGGGGTAATTCAGCCATTGACAAAATTATCAACACATGGGCAGATAACAAGGCACCTTTGATTGAGTTATTAAGACATCATCCGAATTGGAATGATGAAAAATGCTATGTAGCATTTGATCAGAACATCAAGGGACAGCCAGACGAGGAGAAAATTTATAATTTCATTAATTGGATGATTATCAAGGGAAGACGCACAGATGCTTTGTTTGCACTGAGAGATTACAGAGAACAGCTTTTGGACGAACGAACAGCTTCTTTAATTAAAGAATGCTATCCTGATATTAAAGGTATTTCAGCAGGTCAGAAAACCTCAAGAGCAGTGAAGAAAATCTGTACACTTATAGGTATTACTTCTAATACCTATTCAAATTTTGAAAAGAGGTATGCCAAATATTCAGATGCAATCAATCCTCTTGACGTTGTTCGGCACACTATCCTGTCAGTTAATCCAGTTGATTATCTATTGTCCTCCAATGGAAACAGCTGGTCTTCTTGCCACACACTTGATAAAAACAATCCTAATGGGTTCTCAGGTTGTCACTGTTCCGGAACTATGAGTTATCTCCTTGATGGAACTACAATGGTTTACTATCAGGTAGATAAAGAGTACGACGGAAATGACTTAGAGTTCGAGCCGAAAATCATCCGTCAGTTATTCCATTATAAAGATGGAATCCTTGTACAGGGAAGACTCTACCCTCAATGTAACGATGGCAAAAACTCACTGTATACTCCAATTAGAGCACAGCTTCAGAAAATCATCGCTGATTGTTTGGTGGCTCCTAACCTTTGGAGAAAGAAAGGCGGCACCTCTGCTTGTTGCTCAGTTATTAATTCTGAAGGTACCCACTACAGAGATTATGAGTGCCAGAGTGAGTGCTCAGTAAGTAAGATTGTCAAAATGATTCCCAAGGGAAGAGTAGATAATAGGCATATGACAGTTGGACATGATATCTACTGTGTAAAATGTGGGGATTGGCATGATATGGAAAGCACTCTTCTTTGTGAGGATTGTCATGATAACTATGGTGACAGTGGATCTCATAGATGTTGTGATTGCGGTGATCGTTATGACGAAGATGAGATGTACCTTATCGACGGAAGTTGGTATTGCTGTAATTGCTCTATTTATTGCGATTGCTGTGATGAAAGAGTGCCCAATAGTTATATCAACTATTATGATGAATTAAATATGCATATCTGTAATGACTGCAGGGATGAAAATTTCACAACATGTGATTGTTGTGATGATTTATGTAGAAACGATGATGTCACATGGGTGGAATCAACCGATGAGTATGTATGTGATCACTGCTTAAGAACAAATTATACATATGTTGAAAGCGAGGATGACTATTTCCTTAACGAAGAAGTTAAAGAATGTAAAGAGTGTGGAAGCCTCTATGTAATTGAAGATGGTGACAAAGGGCTTTGTCCAGACTGCAAAGAAAAGGAGACCGGAGATGAGTAAAAATAAATATAAAATTACAGAATTAGAAGAGATTTTGAGAATGAAACAGATGACTTTAAAGAGTCACCTGGAAGCTAAGTTAGAAACAGCAGGTTATGAACCTAAATCGGAGGATGGATTCCTCTATGCTAAGGGAACTTTCCCAGTGCTCTTAGTTGCTCATATGGATACAGTACATGAAGAATGTGTCCAGAAAATCAAATACACTGGAGCAATCATGTCTTCTCCTCAAGGGATTGGGGGAGACGACCGGTGTGGCATCTACGCTATTCTGCAAATTATTAAAGAGTATCATTGTTCTGTATTGTTTACAGAGGATGAAGAGAAATGGTGCGTAGGAGCTGAGAAGTTTGCTGTAAGTGACTATATAGTAAACAATGATATAAATTATATCATTGAAATTGATAGAAGAGGGACCAATGACTGTGTATTCTACTCTTGTGATAATCAAGAATTTGAAAAATTCATTGAATCTACTGGTTATTTCAAAACAGCATGGGGTTCTGTGAGTGATATATCAACAATTGCTCCGGCACTCGGTGTAGCAGCAGTCAATTTATCTTCTGGTTATTTCGACGAACACACTACAAGAGAAACAATCAATGTAGAAGCATTACTTTCTACAATTGAAGAAGCGAAAAAGATTCTTGCTTTACCATGCGAGGAACCATTTGAGTACATTGAAGCTGCCTATGGTGGTTATGGAAACTGGTGGAGAGCTTATGATGAAGAAGCATCACCTATTAGCACTGATTACACAACAGCTTATACAGATGATTGTACTTATATATTCTCGAAAGAGGAGAAGGCAAAGAAATTCTTCCATATTTATCTTCAGACTTACAGCGGAAATGAAATCTGTTGTGAAATCCTCGCAATAAATGAAATGGAAGCAATTGGTATGGCTTTAAGTCATTATCAGTATTATTCTGCTTGTGACATTATTGATATAAAATCACAGTAAAGGAGGAATGTTTATGCCAAAGTATATGATTGACCTCTAGCCCACTAAGAGGTTTTCATATAAATTACAACTGAATATAGAAAAATTACAACTGAATATGGGTAAAGATTAAAACAAACAACAAAAAACAAATTTCAAACAAGAATAGGAGATTATGATTATGATGAACACAACTATTATTACAAAAATTATGGCAGCACTTGGACAGGACGAGCTTAAAGAACTCATCGGAGCACTTCAGGGAATGGTTGATGCACCAGAGACAGTACAGAAACATTGGGAGCCAACAGAAGGTGAGCAGTACTTCTATCTGTGGGGTACAGGAAAGAAAGACGGTGGAGTATTCACAGCAGAGAACCAGAAAGATGTAATGAGACTTGCAGTAGGTAACTGCTTCAAGACTGAGGAAGAGAGAGACGCAGCTGCTGAGTATCTGATGATTGTAGCAGAGCTTAAACGCTTCGCTATTGATCACAACGATGAGATTGATTGGGATGATCACTCTCAGAGAAAATACAAACTCTGCTGGAACAGAGAGACAGAGAAAGTTGATTCCACATGGAGCAGAAGAAAAATTACAGATGGTATTTACTTCAGCTCTCATGAGGTAGCAATGGCTGCTGTCGAAGCTGTAGGAGAGGATAGAATCAAAAAGTTCTATCTTCCAGATGCTGAGTAAACAATAAAATAAACAGTTCTCTTGGGGTTCGACTCCCCAAGAGAATTATCAAGGAGCTATTATGGAATTAGATAAGTTATTAAAAAAGAGAAGCATAATAAGCTGCACAATCAAGGACGGGATTTGTATTGTACAGTATGCTTCAAAGGAAATGAAACTATTAGATATATCAGGTATGGGTATTGTAGAAGTACTTGATTTTATATTGGAGGAATAAGATGAAAGTTGGAGATAAAGTAATAGTTGATCCTAGATTGCATGGATGCATATGGTGTATTCCTGTGGAAGAAGTTAAAGGAAAAATTATGACTATAATATCCATAAATAACCCTAGAGGTTTTGAGGCTTATTGTTGTGTTAAAGAATCAGGATATATTTTTAAGTTGGATATGTTTATTCCTGCAGAAGGTACTTTATTTTTAGCTATCCATGAAAGAAGGCAATATGAAGAGAGGAGATAAAGTAATTTTTAGATCTAATACTCCTCGTATTCTATGGGGCGTAGATATAAATTATTTATTAGGAAATATATGTACCATAAAATCAATTATAGAACTAACTTCTAAAACTTTTGAAAGAAAAGCTTATGAGTTAGAAGAAGCTAGTGATTATTGGTTTCCAGCAGAGGAATTCATTCCTTACAAAGGACTAACTGTACTAATTGATAAGAGGAGGAAACATGAAATATAAAGTTGGAGATAGAGTCATGGTCCGGACAGATTTAGTTGGTGGGTTAGAATATCCTTATTCGAATCCGGCACGCAGAAAGTTATATTTTGCTTCAGCAATGGAAAAATTCCGTGGAGAGGAGTACGAGATAGTAGCATCTTTAGATGATTATGGGTGTGAAACTTATAGTTTATCTCTAGGAGAAGAGGAATCTAAGTGGGTGTTCAACGATGCAATGTTGATACTTGTTGATGGGTTAAGGAGCTTGATATGCAAGAGAAATATAAAATAGGAGACATAGTAAGAGTTAGAAGTAATTTGAAAGGTAATACAAGATATTATTATGATGGTAGTGATAATGAATATTTGTTTTTTAACATTGCCATGCAAAAATTCTGTGGCCATGCATATAAAATCATAGATAAAGTTTCATCATTTTATCCTGGCTATGTTAACTATAGACTAGCACTAGGAGATGAAACATGCGAGTGGGTTTTCAGTGACATAATGTTAGAACCTGTTCAGTGTTTAGGGGGACTTATATGCAAGAGAAAAAAGAATTAAAAGTTGGAGATTGGGTTCGTGTAAAACGTAACCTAGCAGTTCATGAGATAGGGGTGAAGTATCTCGGAAAAGTTTATAGAATCAATAGAATAAGTTATACAGGTTACTATCTATCTGGTACTCCAGAAGGATACTGGTACAGATCATCACTTATTCCAGTAGGAAATTTAAGTAGACTTGTAGAAATTAGAAAGGAAAATCATGAGATATAAAGTCGGAGACAGAGTAGTGATTAGAAAAAATTTAGTTAGCGGGTGGTATTACCATTATGAAAATTCAATGGGAAGATTATTTTTTAACAGCCACATGTATAAACTTTGTGGAAAAATTTGTGTAGTAACTAAAATTACAGATCTTGTATTAGATGAATATTTCTTATCAATAGATGATGAAGAAGTATCATGGTATTTTAACAATGCAATGTTACTTCCGGCAAATAGTTTGAGATATTTAGTAATGACAAGGGAGGCGACCTCATGAAAATATATGAACTTCATCAAGACGTATCAGGCAGATGGTTCGGCTATTGTGAAGAGACAAAAGAGTATACACCAAGCTTCATCAAATGTAAAAATTTGAAGAAAATGCTTATCTGGAAAGGTTGGGGGTGGAAATGATTGAACTTAGAGACTGTATTGTGGGAGTTAAAGATGAAAAAGAATATGAAAAAGTAATTCAGATTGCGAAAGAACAAGGATGTGAGTGGAATTCTGGAGACTCTTTAGATTATATCTACTGTACATTTCCAACAAGATTGTTTTTTGATAAAAGAGGAAGGGTCACATTTGGGGGATATCATGAAAAATATTGTGACTATCATTGTAAAAATTTGATGAGTAGATTACGAGAATTGATAATTATAAGACAGAAGGGAAAGTTATGATTGATTTAAGAGATAGCACAGTATTAGTTAACAATGTAGAAGAATATATAGCTGTGACTAAAATTGCTAAGAAACAAGGCTTTAGATGGGTGAGTTGGGCCCCTTTAAGTATAGTCCTTTGTGAGTTTCCAACGAGATTAGAATTTAGTAGGAGATATGAAACATATTGGAATTCTAAGCGTGGCAGATGTGCACGAGATTATCCTAAATGCATGGCTCTAGTTGGAGGATTGCGGAGACTCATAATGGTCAGAAAGGAAACGTAAATGATAGATTTGAAATGTTGTACTGTTTTGGTGAATAATAAAGCAGAATATATAGCGTTAATCAAAGAAGCGCAAAAGCAAGGTTACACATGGGCGGATGGAACTGCTTTAACCAATATATTTTGTGATTTCCCAACAAGATTACGCTTTAATGGAGAGTGTAAAGTATATTATAATTCTTCCGCTTATTATTATAATCGTGATTACAAGTGCAAGGAAATAGTTGGTGCATTAAGAAATATGATATTGAAAAGAAAAGAGGGACAACTATGTTAAAAGAAAAATTATCTATTGAGCGGAAAAAGGCTGTAATGATTACAGCCGATTTTACAGCACCTACAACAGAAAGTTATGCTATGGCATGGCTAAGACTATGCAACAACGCAAGAGAGTACAAAGATGTTATCTGGAGAATAGAGAATGATTCAGGAAATAGGGTATATGTCTGGTGCAATCCAAAGTATAAAGAAACAGTAATAGAATTCCTCACTGGAATAGTTTACTACCATCAGGAAGATAAAGGGCCTACATCAGTAGGAAAAGTTATTGAGGTAGAAGATGTTACAGTTGGTTTCCCGGTGTATGAGTATGAGAGCACATGTTCTTCACATGAGGAACAATGGGGCATAGATATTGATAATTCAATTATGTTTTGGGGAAGAGTTAAAGAAATTTTTTATTGAGGTGATTTTATGAAAAATAGAGAAAAATTTGCTAAAGAAATTTTAGATATTGCTTGTAAAGGTAATATAATTGCAGTAACAAAAGATAATAAAGTTGTTTGTTGTGACGATATTAAATGTGGACAATGTTTATTTTATAAAACCGATGATTATGGAAGTCATTGTGATGATGAAGCACTTATGTGATGGGCTGAATCAGAATATGTAGAGAAAAAACATACAATTACATTAAGAGAAAAGAACTTCCTTGATGCCCTTCTGCCTAATTGTAAATATATTGCAAGAGATAATATCAATAATAATCTTTATATTTACTATAATAAACCAAGACGTAATTCTATGAAAGAATTTTGGATAACTGATAATAGTAATTGTTTTTATGTATCAAGAGATATGTATGGTAATATATTTGACTTCATCAAATGGGAAGATGAAGAACCCTGGAGTATTGAAGATTTAAATAACCTGGAAGTAAGAGATGATGGAAAATCTAACGGCTAAAATAGGAAAATCAATAGTTGTACAGAATGGACCACTAACAAATTTATATTAATGGAGAAGAAATCATTATGGATAAATTAATAGCAAAAGAAGTAGAGTTTAACGGAGATATTCTTAAAGCAGCACAGGATCCTGATGGAAATATTTGGGTTGGTGCTCGTTGGGTATGTGAAGCTATCGGTTTAGATGATAACCGGATTAAATATGAAAGAAGAAAAATGCAGACGGATTCAGTAATTTCAAAGGGGGTACAAAATTTTACCCTCCTTACCAATGGCGGGAATCAGAATGTTATGTGCTTACAGTTAGACTATCTGCCATTATGGTTGGCTAAAATCTCAATTACTCCAACTATGAAAAAAGAAATGCCGGGAATAGCAGAAAAACTTGTAGCATATCAACTCAAGGCAAAAGATGTACTGGCAGCAGCTTTCCTTGAGAAAAAAGTTAATAATCCAAATGTTATTCAGTTACAGCTTCCGGATTTTAATGACAAAATTGAAGTACTAGAAAGAAAAGTAGATAAAATCTTTGAAGATATGGGGCGTTTAGCTTCTATGATGGTTCAAGAGAAAGCTGTTACGACACCTCTTCCAGTAAAGAAAGTAGAGGATCCAGGTAAAAAATGGAAAAATGATATGTACCAGATGATTGATGCTCTTACCACTTGTGACAAATTTTCTGATCGTGGCTCTGTAATGAAAACTGTATATAAGTATATGAATAAAAATTACGGTATCTGTTGGGATCAGGAAGTGAAAGATTACAAAGAAAAGTGTAATCCAGTAAGTAAATTTAGTACTTATGATGTTGTCTATGCCAATGATACTTTGAGATCTATCTTCAGTGCTGCGTTAGGAGATCTCTATGAAAAATATAAATCAATCTGTAATCAGGATGCAACAGATTCTATTATTGCTCCTCTCGTAGAAAAATATGGAGATAAGAGCAACGGAGGAATGGTTACATACAGAAAAGTATATAAAAAGATGGGAGAAATGAGTCCGATCAATTGGCATAATTTAGAAGTTCGTTATATTAACAAACATGGCAAAGTAGGAGCAAGAAGAAAGAAAATCATTTCTTCTAATCCGGAAATGCTGAGAAAATTTAAGAATGCAGTTGATGTCATGATGGTTGGGTAAAGACTATGCTAAAAATAGGGAAAACATATTATTTAAAAACTTGGGAGGAGCTTAAAAAAGCTTCTAATGGTGGTTTTCGTGGAGCCTTAGATTTTGGAGACATATTATTTTTATCTAGGATGAAGGTTTTATGTGGAAATAAGATACGTATAATTAGAAAAGATCCTCTTTATGAAGGAGTATACCAAGGAAAAAGTATAAACACTTCAGAGCAATTTTTGTTTACTGAGAATATGTTGGTCGTACCTGGCTTGAAAAGAATGATTGAGGTGAGAAATGAAAGTAGGACAAAAGTATAAAGTTCGTTCTTGGGATGATATGGAAAGAGAGTTTGGAACCGCTCAAACTGGGGATGAAATATATATACCATGTTTGGCATTTTTTGTTAAAGACATGTGTAGATTTTGTGGAACTACTATAACTGTTTCATATTTTATATACGACAATGTTTTTAGAATCGAAGAAGATAACGGTAGATATATGTGGTCTACAGACATGATCACACCATTAGGAGATTTATATGAAGCGATACAAAGTAGGAGACATTGTCCAGATTCGACAATGGAATGATATGGTTAAAGAATTTGGTGTTAATTATTATGGTGTTATTCGATGTAACAATTATTGCAGTTTTGTGAGAGAAATGAAGAAATATTGTGGGAAAAAATTACGAATAGATACTATAAAAAATCTTGGTAATACCTATTATTATACAATGACTGCAATTCCGTGGACTTTTACAAGTGAGATGTTTGAAAAAGGAGACTTATCAATGTTAATCACAAGGAGACAGGAATGTATAAAGTAGGACAGAAAGTAAGAGTTAAATCTTGGGAACAAATGGAAAAAGAATATGGACTTAATTCTTGCGGTAGCATAAAGACACCATCATCATTTACTAGAGAAATGAATTGGTTTTGTGGGATGATTTTTACAATTAAGAATGTAAGATCTGGTATTTTTCGTGTTACTTACGATTTAGAAACTAATAATAAGGAATTAAATGATGAAATAAAACATTATTACTGGGATGAAGAAATGCTTACATCTGCCGGTTTATTGGCACAAATAATTCAAAGGAGAAAAACTCATGTATAAATATTACGACAAGAAAAACAATTTTGTAGAAACATTTAATCCGGAGACAGGATTCTATATCCGGTCTGATGATTTGACAACAGGAAAGGAACCATTTATGAGAAATTTTCCTGCTTTGTTAGATATTGGTGTTATGGGACATTGTGTTCATGGGGCATCTGGTTTGTGTATTCAGTCAGGAGTTCAGTGTTATCAGAATGGATTACACACACAGGAGCCTAATATGTCCCTTGAAAATTTCAAGAGAATAGTAGATGAATGTAAAGGGAAAACATTTCAGTTTGCTCTTGGCGGCAGAGGAGATGTAGACCAGCATGAAGATTTTGAAGAAATCCTTAAGTATTGTTGTTCACAAGGGATTGTGCCAAACTTTACAAGTTCCGGTTTAGGATTCAATGAAAAAATTGTTTCCTTATGTAAAGAATATTGCGGAGCCGTAGCTATTTCTTGGTATAGAAGTGAATATACACAGAAAGCGATTGATATGTTAGTATCTGCAGGAGTTACTACCAATATTCATTATGTCCTTGGACGGAATTCTATTGATGAAGCTATTGAACATTTGCAGCAGGAAGATTTTCCTGATGGTATCAATGCAGTAATTTTCTTGTTGCATAAGCCAGTAGGTTTAGGAACTCAGGCAAATGTATTGTCTCCTGATGATGAAAGAGTCAAAGAATTTTTCTCTTTGATTGATAAACATGATTATAAATTTCAGATTGGATTTGATTCATGTTCTGTGCCTGGACTGTTGAATTTTACAGAAGAGATTTTAAATTCTACTCTGGAACCGTGTGAAGGAGCAAGATTTTCTGGTTACATTACGTCAGATATGAAAATGCTGCCATGTAGCTTTGACAATCAGGAACTTAAGTGGGCAGTTGATCTTAATGAACACACTATTCAGGAAGCATGGGATTCAGATGTGTTCGATGATTTCAGAAGCCATTTCAGGAATTCTTGTAGAGATTGTAGCCGTCAGTGTGATTGTCTAGGTGGATGTCCGATCACAAGAGAAATTGTCTTGTGCACAAAAGAGGAGAAAGATTTATGCTAACACCAGCGTTTATAATAATATTAATAGTTTTGTTTTGTTGTATAAGCAAAATTATAAAGTTGAAAATGGAAGTGGAAGAACTAAAAATAAAGTAAACGCAAAATAGCGAGTACCTTGACATTTTTAGGCGGCTGCTTTGCAGCCACCGATATTTAAGCTTTGCGAATCCCTGCCGGAAGTTTTTCTGACCAGGGCAGAAGATCCTCC